TGTAGTTTATGTTAATAATAAAATACAAATTAAATTAACAGATTATGAACTTGACAGAATAAACAAAATTGCATATGTTAGATTTTATGATAATTTAAATTCTGGAGATATTGTTAAAATAAAAACAAGATCTAAAACATCTAAAAATAGTAATGGACATTATGAGTTCCCACATAACCTAGAACGCAATCCACTAAACGAGGATGTAAGTGAGTTTACCTTAGGTGAAGTAGTTGATCATGTTGACACTATGCTTGAAGAATTACCAAACTTTAAAGGTGTGTTTTTAGGCTCAAGTAATTTGCGTGATTTAGGAAACTTAGATAGATTTGGTAAGCGTTTTGTAAAACACAGCGGACCGATAAATTTATCTTTATATCATATAACAAATAAAGAAACTAATATTATAAAAGCCTTAAAATATTCTAAAAATGAATATTCAAGATTTAAAAAAGTATTTTTAGAAAGTGCTCTAAGTTTAGGGTATGACGGAACTACTAAAGTACATGTTGATAAATTATTAGAAGAAATTAATAAAGATAAAGTAAAAACTCAGCCGTTTTACTTTAGTGATATGCTATCATATAGCAACACTAATATTATAGAATATACAGTTTTAGATCCTAGAACAAAAGAATATCCTTTAAGTTCTCCTTTTAATCTATCTAGTTTGTCTGTAAAAAGTGTTTTAGTATACTTGAACGGAGAACAATTAATACATGGCAGAGATTATAATTTTGACTCTACAGGTTATGTAAGTATTGATGCAGGACAAGTCGAAGATGACAAGATAGAAATTTATGAGTATGATAATACTGACGGATCATTTGTTCCTCCAACACCTACAAAGTTAGGACTTTATCCTAAATATGAACCAGAACTATACATTGATGATACAGTTATAGTAGATGAACCTTCAGAAACTGGTCCATTTAAAATTTACGGACAAGCTGAATCAGGCAGCAACAAAGGAACTAGAGGCTGGTTTTATCCTATATATACAACTAGAAAAGCTGCTAAAGATGCAGATGCAAATGATACTGCTAACACAATTACATTTGTTGGTTTAAACAAAATTTTCTATATGCCTGCAACCGGTTCTTTTTACGGACATTATGATAATGTTGAAATTAACGAGTATCCTTTAGGCGTTGCTTTTGTTAAAGGACATGACGGTAGCTTTATTAAAGCATACAAAGATTACAGAGACGAACTATTACTGGAATTAGAAAAAAGAATATTCAATAACATTAAAGCTGATTATTCGACAGATAGATTAGACATTCATAATTTTATTCCAGGAGATCATAGAGAAACTGAATTTAGTAGAAATGAAATTAATAGAACATTACTTGGAGATTTCCAACAATGGCTGACTACTAGTTTAACTAATACAAGTTATACAAACAATACATTCTACGATAGAAATAATGCTTGGACATTTAATTACTCCGATACTAAAACACCAAACGGAAATAAAAATCCAGGATTTTGGAGATCATTGTTTGTTTATGCGTTTGATACAGATCGTCCGCACACATGCCCATGGGAAATGTTAGGCATCACAATAAAACCAAGTTGGTGGGATGAAGTATATGGTCCTGCGCCGTATACTGGTGATAACTTGGTGTTGTGGAAAGATTTAGAAGCCGGTAAGATTGCAGAACCCGGCAACGTTAGAATAAATTTAGATTATGCTCGTCCTGGGCTAACTAATCATATTCCTGTTGGTAGTGATGGAAAATTAGTAACTCCTACTAGAATAGGATATGCTAACGGATTTAACATCCAGCAGACGTCTAGAAACTTTAGTTTTGGAGATTATTCTCCTACAGAAAATGCATGGAGAAGAAGTTCAGAATATCCGTTTGCACTATTAACATCTTATCTATTAAACAAGCCTGCAAAAGTAATGGGCTTAGGTTTTGATATATCTAGAATTAATAAAAACAAAGCTAATCAATGGGTTTATAAAGAAACAAATAAACCTATCGAAACAAAAAATTTATTATTACCAAATACTTACAACTCAGATTCAAGAGTGTTAACTTCTGGTTTAGTAAATTATGTTTACAATCTAGTAGCAAGTAATATTTTAACACTTTATTCAAGTTATGAAACTAATCTTAAAAATATATCAAATCAAATTGGTATAAAAATTGGAGGCTTTACTAGTAAACCAAAATTCAATCTTATACTTGATAGCAGATCACCTACACAAAATCTTACACAAGATGGAATTTTTGTACCACAAGAAAATTACCAAATTTTCTTAAACACAAGTAGTCCTTCGCAACTAGCAATATACAGTGGATTAATTGTAGAAAAAGCCGAAGTTGGTTATGTACTTAGAGGTTACAATTTAGAAAAACCTTATTTTGAATATTATGAAGCTAGAGAAGGTTCATCTTCTTCTACTGTAACGGTAGGAGGAATAAACGAAGCAGTTGTTCCTTGGGATTCTAATACACTTTATACAGCAGGCGAAATTATAATACACAATAATTCGTATTATAGAGTTACAAAATCTTTCGAAACTGGAGTAAGTTTTACTTTAGAAAATCTTTCTAAGTTACCAACCTTGCCAATTGAAGGCGGCAGAGTTGCACAGTTTAAAAAGAATTTTGATAAAACATCTGTAAAAACTTTAGAATATGGTACTAGATTAAAAACAGTACAAGAAGTTGTAGATTTTATTTTAGGGTATAACGAAAGACTAACAGATATTGGATTTATATTTGACGATGTGAGTGAAGGCTTTGGAGAAGTAAACAATTGGAATCAAAGCGCAAAAGAATTTATGTTCTGGACAACCCAAGGTTGGGCTTCTGGAGGTATTATTACACTAAGTCCTGCTGCAAATATATTAGAATTCCAAAAAGATTTTTATGTTGTTGACGATATTAAAGATCCGTTTTATGGATATTCAATATTGAAAGCAGACGGTTTATTTTTAGATTCAGAATTTAATAGTTTACTTAGAAACGAAAACAGTTTTGGTGTTGAAGTTACAAATACCGACGAGGGTTTATTCCATGCATCATTACCTTTGATTCAAAAAGAACATGTTGTGTTATTAGATAATACTACAGTGTTTAACGATATCATATATAGACCATCAACTGGTTATAGACAAGAAAGAATTAAAGTTAGTGGCTATAGATCAGATAACTGGAATGGCGGATTAAACATTCCGGGATTCTTGTATGACGACGGAACATTTACTGACTGGACACAATGGAAAGATTATACAATTGGCGACATAGTAAAATACAAACAATATTATTATGTTGCATCAAAAAATATTTCGGGATCACAAAATTTTAATTCTAATGATTGGTACTTGCTTTCAGAGAAACCAGAATCTCAGTTGTTAACAAACTTTGATTACAGAACTACTCAGTTTACAGACTTTTATGATTTAGATAGCGATAGTTTTGATATTGAACAACAAAGAATGGCTCAGCATCTAATTGGTTACCAAAAGCGTCAGTATCTTGCAAACATTATTAACGACGATGTAAGTCAGTTTAAGTTTTATCGCGGAGCTATAGCAGAAAAAGGAACTATGAATGTCTTTACTAAATTGTTTGATGCTCTAGGTAAGACTACAGATAATTTAGAATTTTATGAAGAGTGGGCATTACAAGTTGGAAGATATGGTTCTGTTGATGATATTAAACAAGTAGAATACATTATTCAAGAAGAAAAAGTTCAAGAATCGCCTCAAGCATTTGAATTGCTGAATACATTACCTGCTACTAACTATGACAAGATATATAGAATTTTACCAAACGAAGTTTATGACAAACCGGAAGATTACGATCATGCACCTCTTCCTGTAAAAAATATTGAATCTGAATATATTAAAACAGGCGGATATGTTAAAGAAAGTGATGTTGCAACAACTATAGGTAATATTTCAAATTTAATTTTAGTTAATGTAAATGGACTAAATTTAGGAGATAATATTTGGATTACTAACACAGAGTCTAATGACTGGACAGTAATGCAAGTAGTTCGTTCAGGAGCATATGCATCTGAATTTACAGTTTCTTTGATTGAAGATGCAGATCCAGGTTACGGAATTGGAGAACTTACACTAGATAGATGGTCTGCTTCTATTGTTACTGAAGGAGACTATATTGGATTACAACATGCAGAAGAATATTTACTTAATGGATTTTACAAAGTTATTTCTGCAGAACTTAATAAAATAAAAATTGAAGTTCCGTTTGCTGGTAATGAACTAACTGATGATGTTTTAGATTTTGAAGAAGAAAACTTTTCAGTTGTTAAGTTAAGGACTGTTAGAACAGATTCTCTTAACGGAGTTAATTCTTTAACAAACCAAGAATTTTACCAAGATCAAAAAATATGGATAGATGACTATAATAGCACTTGGGCAGTATTAGAAAATAATTCTGTTTACAATAATGAGCAAACAATAGTCAATCCTAGCGAGTACGATAGTACCACTCATGGATTTACAGATAGTCTTGCTGTAACTAAAGATAACAACAATGTATTTGTAGCTTCTCCAAATGATGTAAACGGAAAAGTCTATTTCTACCGTAGAAGTAGAGAAGCATCTAATTTAAACTTGTCTCAAGAAATTGAACTTGACAATGATGATTATTTTGCATTAGATAATTTAGACTTTAGTAGAAGTATAGATGTTTCTCCAGATGGTGAATACTTAGTAGTAGGTGTTCCTAATGCAAGTAATATTAAAACTAAATTGGCTTATAAAACAGATTCAAATACAAATGAACAAACTTTTGACTTTCAATCTGATAAGACTTATGTAAAAGGTGATATTGTTCGTTATAGAGAAACACTATGGAAAGCTAATAGAGAAATATTACCACAAATAGGCAATCAACCGTTTACTACATTTGATACATATATTAATATTGCATCACAGCAAGATGCTGATAGTACCAGTTTAAATTTATTAGTTGCAGGCGATCCTGGATTACCTAACAATACTGTTGATCACATTCTAGTAAGAGCTCCTAAAGATATGTACCTTGGTACAGCAGTGGGCGATTTAGTAAACTTATATTGGAATACAGTAAGTTATGCATTCAATACTTCAGACATTCAATATCCGTTTGATAATGAAATTGCTGAAATAACTGTTAATTGGTTAAATCAAGAACATACTATTGCTAAAAAAGTAGATCATGTATTTTTCCTTGAGACATTTGTTACATTGCCTAACGTAGGCGATACATTTACTACAGACACCGGCGCAGCGGAAATTGTATATGTTGGAACAAGGCGTGATAGTGCAGTAATTTATGTTTCAAACACAAATGGTGTATTTGATATTTCTGGTACTGCTTACAATGCCGAAGGCGATTTAATTGGTGATTATACAGAAGAATCAACGTACTCTATAACAGATGCTGTTGCAGGTTACTGGTATATTGAAACTGGATTTACATATTCAAACAATGGAAGATATTATGATTCAGGTAAAGGTCTAGTTTATGCAGATGTTAGACCTGCTGACTCGCAACGTCCAGTAAACTATTATTACAATATTCAAAATACAATTGCAGCCGTTGGCCCATACATTACTAATAAAAACCAAGCGAGCTTCTTGTCAAGTCTTTCGTATACTGGTGACCCGGCTGGCGCAGACGGAACTAGCGGAGTTAGTTCTCCGCAACTTGATAATAGATGGATTGCTCGAGTAGGAAAAGAATTTAGTAACATAGTACAAGTTGGAGAAGAATACGAATTTAGATTGTATGATTTAGATAATAGAAATATTGATTTAAGTAATACTGCTTTCACATACGAATTTTTAAACAAAAAACATACAATAACTGATATTTGGGATGGATACATAGATTTTGAACTTACAGAATTTGACTTCCAAGGCTTCCCATATGAACCACAAATTGGTGATATTTTAGAAGATGTACAAATTCCAAGAGACGGACAAGGCGGACTAGCACTAACTTCAACTACAACAAGTAGTGCCGAAGTTGTGTTTATGAGAAGAAACTTTAATAGTATTAGAGTTTATGTAAAAGTGTTGTCAGGAAATTGGAATGAATTATCAAATATTGGAAGATACGAAATCCGTAGAAAAGCAGGAACTAACAACACAGTTAATCCAAACATTAGAGGTGTTAACGATGTTGACAGAGTAATTGGTACAGTTGAAGATATTAATAATGATATTGTACTAGGTACAAATTTAGTAGGTAAATTATTAGTATTTGCAAATGATAGCAATTTAAATATTGTTACGCAACCAGAAGTTGTTGACGAAGAATATTGGTTCTTCAACGAAAATACTGAATCTGGAATACAACGTCTAGCTAATCCTCCTTACAGTCTAAACAAAGATTATACTCAAGTTTACAATATTCCTGCAGACAAATACGGAGTTGCAAAAACTGGACTAGAAAACGAAGGCGCAGTTGCTATTTTTAGAAGAGTTGCAGGCGAATATCGTTTACAAAATATATTTGTATCAGAATATAGACATGCTGGTAGACAGTTTGGTAATTTAGTAAAAATTACTCAAAATAATAATTATTATACATTAATGATTGGCTCTAAGGGCGTTGACACAACAGAAGAATTATTAGACGATTCAATAGGCAGACGCACATATCCAGGAACTATTGAAATAGTTAGACACGGTACAAAACCGTCAGATAATTTCAAAGGAGAGTACCAGTTAACAGCATATGACATAGGCGATATTGTAATTTATAAAGATAATTACTACCGTGCAAACAAAGCAATTCTTGAAACACAAAATGTAATACAAGATTCTATATATTGGACTAACATTAGTTGGCGTTATGGCCAAGATACAAATTATCGAGGAGATTTTGATAATTCTTATACTTATAAATCTGGTAATATAGTTGTTTACGATAACAAACTTTGGTCTGCTAATACTAATATTGATGTTAATGCACCTGTACCTTCAAATTCAAATGCATCATGGAGTGAAATAAGCACTAAGATTGATTACTTAGGTTACTTGCCGAATCTTACATCAACACATTTTTATAATGAAGAAGTATTTGATCCTATACAAAATATTGAACAATTTAGTGAGGCGTTCGATATTAGTGACGATGGTAATGTTTTAATTGTTACTAGTAAGCAAATGGAAACAGACAGTACTATACACAAATCTATTGTAGTTTACAGGGAAGTAGATGACAAGTATATGGTAGATCAAGTTATACCTTCTCCTAATAATACTGAAGGATTTGCAGATGTTGTTAGTCTAAGTCCAGATGGCAGAAAAATTGCTATAGGCGCACCGTATAATGACGACAAAAAGATTAATCAAGGTATTGTTTATATCTATAGTCAAGTTAACGGAAAATTTGTACAAACACAAACATTAACGCCGCCAAATAATGAAGAAAGCGAAGGGTTTGGTTACAGTTTAAACTTTGGTGAAGACAATCTTGTTATATCAAGTTTAAATGGCGATCAAAAAATTCCAACACGTTTCGACACATATACAGATAGAGTAGATGAAAACTCTTATACATTAGATACTACATCTAAAGAAAGAACTGCTACAACATTTGATGCTGAGTTTACTACATTTAATAATATTATACTTGATAAAGGTGTTGTTTATGTTTACGAAAATTTAGAAGATACACTAATATATTCTGAACAGTTTAGATATTCGTTGTCACAACGTATGTTTGGCGAAAATGTATATTCAAATAACAATCATGTTTATGTAGGAATGCCGCAACAATACAGTGGCGACTACAAAGGCATTATGTTAGACTTTAGAAAAGGTAATGGTGTATTTGCTTGGGAAGCAATAAGTCAAAATGTTATTCCTGTAGATGTTTCTAAAATTAGAGGAGCATTTCTTTACAATAAAAGAAAGAATGAAATTATCACTTATGTTGATTATGTAGACCCTGTACAAGGAAAAATCCCAGGAGTAGCTGATCAAGAAATAGCATTTAAAGCACCATACGATCCTGCGCTTTATAACACAGGAGAGCTTACAGATAATAATGTTGATCCTGACAGAGTGTGGACAGACGAATATGTTGGTAAAGTTTGGTGGGATATTTCTACAGCTAAATTTGCTAATGCACACCAAGGTTCAACTACATTCCAAAAAAATAACTGGAATAAATTATTACCTAACGCAACTATTAACATATATGAATGGGTTGAAAGTGACTACCTACCAAGTTCTTGGGATACTCTTGCAGATACTCCAGAAGGTGCATCACAAGATATAAGTGGTACATCTTTGTATGGAGATGAAAAATTCTCTACAAGAATTATATATGATGATGTTTCTAAAACTTTTAAAAACAAGTACTACTACTGGGTAGAATCAAAACGAACAGTTCCAGTAATGGAAGACAGATTCTTATCAATATTTGATATTGCAGCACTTATTGCAAATCCTAGAACACAAGGTTATAAGTTTTTATCATTACTAACAAATAACAAATTTGTTTTAAACAACTGCGACGATGTTATTGAAGGTGATGATGTTGTTCTTAACATTAAATATTCAACTGGTCCAAAAGAAAATCAAAATCTACATAGTCAATATAAATTGCTTTCAGAAAACGACAAGTCGTCTAAACCTGATGCTGATATTGAGCGCAAATGGTTTGATAGTTTAATTGGCTTTGATGAAAATTCTAGATTAGTTCCAGATCCTGATATAACAGTAAAAAATCGTTATGGTGTACAAAGTCGTCCTAGACAAAGTATGTTTGTTAATTGAATCGAAGCTCTTAAACAAACAATTGAAAGAGTTAATTTTGTATTAGGCAATAGTCTAATTACTGATGAGTATGACATATCTGATTTAACAGCAAAAGACGAAGCGCCAACGCTAATTAGTAAAAAATACGATATATCAGTTGACTCTATTAGCGAATTACAATATATTAGTACAAGTAAAATTACACAAGCAATTTTAGAGCCTGTGATAGTAAATGGAAGAATTACAAGAATTAATATTATTAATTCTGGAAGAGGTTACAAAGTAGCACCTTCATTTAAAATAAACGGCAAAGGGTTTGATGCAGATTTTGATATTACTCTTAATAATTTAGGACAAATAACAAATGTTAAAATAACTAATGACGGTTATGGATATGATAATAACACTACTATAACAGTTAGACCATTTACTGCACTTGTAACAGCAGATAGTGAAGTTCAGGATAAATGGGCACTACATAGCTGGAATATAGAAAGCCAATCATGGAATAGAATATCAGTTCAAGGATATAACGTAGAACTTTATTGGGATTATAAAGATTGGTACGCTACTGGTTATAATCAGTTTACAAACATTAAACATAACATTGATGGTTCTTATCAGTTACCTACGCTATCTGATAGCATTGGCGATGTTATTAAAATTAATAATATTGGCTCAGGCGGCTGGTTATTACTTGAAAAAATAGATACTCAAGATACAGAAGATTATACTGTTAATTATAAAACTATTGGTAGACAAAATGGTACCATAGAATTTAATGAGTCATTGTATAATTTTAGTAAAAATACTATAGGTTATAGTAATAGAAGTTTTGACAATTATTTTTATGATAGCAATCCTGCATTTGAACTAAGAATAATTCTTAACACTATACGTGATAAATTATTTGTTGGTGATTTAGAAGTAGAATATAATAAACTTTTTGCTTCTACACTACGTTATGTATTGGCTGAACAGCCAGCAGCAGATTGGGTATTTAAAACTAGTTTTGTAAAAGCAAAACACAATCGAGGCGATCTAGGACAAAAAGATCTTACATTCAATAATGATAATTTACAAAGCTATCAAGATTTTGTAGAAGAATTTAAACCTTATAAAACTAAATTAAGAGAATTTGTAAGTCAATATACTGTAACTGAAGAAACCAACAGTGTAGTAACTGATTTTGATTTACCGCCTAAGTATAATAGTTTGACTGGAAAAATAGAACCGAGTAAAGCTATTATTGTTGATGGCAGTTTGCAAGATGTAAACTTTGATTTAGAAACTCCACCAAGAAACAACTGGAAGAATAATTTAGGTTATCAAATAACCAAAGTTGATATAGGTGATACAGGAAGCGGATATACTTATGAACCTATAATTAAATTTGTAGGCGGCAATGGTACAGGCGCAACAGCTAAGGCATACTTAGGTTACGGAAAAATTACAAAGATTGAAATCACCAATCCTGGAACAGGCTATACAAGCGCACCAACAGTAGTAATTGAAGGTTCACAACTAGATACCGGAACTCCTGCTAAAGCAACTGCGGTATTAGGCAACGGATCTGTAAGATCTACAAGAGTTAAAGTTAAGTTTGACCGTGTTTCTAAAACATTTACTATAGAGTCGTTAGCAGAAACCGAGACTTTTGTAGGAACAAATTCTGAAACACGTTTCTTCTTAGAATGGCCAATGGACCTTGATAAAAAGAAAGTTAAAATTTATGTTGATGATGTATTACAATTAAGAAGCAAATATTCATACGAAAATATTATTGACAATAGTAAGACATATACTAGACATCAAGGAAAAATTATATTTACTACACCTCCTGCACTTGGAGCAAGTATTCGTGTAGAATATTATAAACCATTAAGTATGCTAACTGCACAAGACAGAATTAATTTAGCATATGCACCAACAGCAGGAATGTATGGTAAAGATTTAGCGCAGCTAATGACAGGTATTGACTATGGTGGAGTTGAAGTAACAAGTTTTGACTTTACAAGTTCTGCAGGATGGGATAGTCAACCTTGGTATACTGATAATTGGGATTCTTTTGTTAATACATTTGAAGATGAAATTTTTACAGCAGATGGTTCAACAGTTTCGGTTCAACTTTCTGCACCATTAGAAGACGGAGTTGTTTACAACTTATATAAAAATGGTGTAAGAATTGATGATCCTGACTACGATGCAGGCACACCGACAAATGTACACGCTATTACAAATAGCATTACAGGCGACGGAGTAACTGATACAATTGATCTAGCATCAAGAGATATTTTGATGTTAGACGGAGACGTACTTGCTATTCGAAAAATTACTAGTGATGGCAGTGTTAAAATTGACCCTGATAGTTATGATACGCAATTAGAAGGCGGCGACTTACAATATTCAACAGCAACAGGACTTAATGCTGAGGATATAATTGTTGACGGCGATGGATTTGTTACGCCAACAACTAGTGGTGGTCCTGAAGAATTAGTACCTGGACAAATTCTTGATACACTTGATATTAAAGTTTATACAAGAGACAGCGACGGACAAGGCGTAATATATTCTCAAAGTTATCGTGCAGTTCCAGGAACACTTAACTATAATCTAGGAGTTATTCCTAACAATATATCAGCAGTAATTGTAAAAGTTGACAATGTAATACTTGCAGATTCTGAGTTTACAATTAACTGGAGTTCAAATATTATAACTATTCCGTCTTTAATTGGAGGTGAGGAACTTAACATAGTTGCAGTTGCACAAGGTGTTCAAAGTATACTTGATTATGGTAAATTTACTGGAGACGGAGAACAAACAGACTTTGAAACTAATGTTGAATTTGTAGAAGGAATGTCTGGCTATGCTAATATTAATGGAGTACAGCAAGACGTAACAGTTTATAACACTAATGATTCAACAAGAGCGTTTATACGTTTTGACACACCACCAAATCTTAATAGTGTAATTAATTTTACGCTATTTGGAAACAGCGATGTTGTAAATTATAGTCAAATGTCGTCAAGTATGTTTGTAGGTGATGGTGTTAGTATAGAGTATGATATTCAGTCAACACCTCTTTATGCTGCTCCAACTCAACATAACATACTTGTAAAAGTTGGAAACAGAATTTTAAACGCTGGTTATAATACAAAGTTTGAAATTCCAGAAAACAATCAAAGAGAATATGCTTTAGAAATTTTCCAACAACCACAAGGAAGTTTAGATGTTTCTGATGTTAGTGTTTATTTAAATGGAAAATTAATTGAAACTCCGGTACAATGGAGATTTGATATTGCAAACAGTAGTATTGTACTTCCAGATGATATTGGTACCCCTGGAGATTTATTAGATATCTATGTTATAACAGATGGTGAATATCGTGTTATTGGATCAACAGTAATATTAGATACACCGCCAGCTGATCAAGAAACTGTTGAAATTATTCAAATGACAAATCATGACATTCTAAAATTAGAAAGAATAAATTATGATGTTGTTGAAAGAACTACTACATATGCAGGCGAAGTAGAGTATGTAACATACAACAGATTAACACTAGGTGAAATAAAACTACGTAAACCTGCTGTAGATGCACAGTATGTTTGGGTATCTTTAAATGGAGAATTGTTAACTCCGAGTGTAGATTATTATATAACAGATGATAAACAAAAAGTTAGATTAACAGTTACACCACAAGCAAACGATGTAATAGATATATTACATTTTGCTGCTAATGTAAGTGTTCCTAAATTTGCGTTTAGACAGTTTAAAGATATGCTTAACAGAACACACTTTAAACGACTTGATAGTGCAGCAACTACACTTGCACAAGATTTAAATTATTATGATTTACGTATAGAAGTTGTTGACGGATCTACGCTATCAACCCCTAACAAAGATTTAAATTTACCGGGTGTAATTTTTATAAATGGCGAACGTATAGAGTACTTTGTAAAAGAAGATAATACATTACGTCAATTACGTAGAGGTACACTAGGAACAGGAGTTAAAGAAGTACACTCAGCGGGAACAAATGTATTTGATCAAAACATAAGTAAAACCGTTCCATACAGAGATACAACTTTAGCTTATAACACAATAGCTGACGGAAATACAAACAATTTTGAAATAGATTACGATGTTAATTCTATAAATGAAATTGAAGTATTTGTTGGCGGCACAAGACAGCGTAAAACTACAATTGAAGTTTTTGATCCAACGCTTGCGTTAGATAGTCCAGAAGGCGATGTAACAATTAGTGCAGATTTTAGTTTTGATGCAGATACAAATAGTATTACTTTATTAAACACTCCTGCAGAAAATTCTAGAATTACAGTTGTTAAAAAAGTAGGTCGAGCGTGGACAACACAAGGAACTACACTAGGAAATACAGAAAATTCAATTGCAAGATTCTTACGTGCAGGAACATCTGAGCTACCAGAATAAATACAGTATAGGAAAAATAGATGAGTGACATTATGCAAGATACAAACGGAGTACTAGTTCAAGGACATATAAAAATATATGACCCTGAATCTCAAAAAGTCTACGTTGACAAACGCAACGCAATTCATTATGAAAATATGAGTATTGCGCTTGCAGAAAGTTTGGCAAACGAAGGACAAGGATTCATTTACCAGATGAGTTTTGGTAACGGCGGTACAAACGTCGATCCAACTGGTATTATTACATACCTAACACCAAATTCAACTGGCACAAACGCAAGTTTGTACAATCAAACTTACACTAAAGTTGTAGACGACAGAAGCGTAAACAATACAGACCCTGCACGTAATAAGTTAGAAACAAGACACGTTGCAGGTACAAATTATACTGATATTGTTGTAAGTTGTTTGCTTGATTATGGCGAGCCAAACGGTCAAGAGGCGTTTGATACTGCATCTGCAACTGATAGTCCATATGTATTTGACGAGTTAGGGTTACGTAGTTATTCACAGGACGGAGAAGGTAAATTAATCACTCATGTAATTTTCCACCCTGTGCAAAAATCGTTAAACCGCTTAATACAAATTGACTATACTGTAAGAGTTCAGAGTTTAGCAGGGTAAGGGGTATATAAATGGCATACACAATAAACTATACCGATACTGTAAACAAAGGTACAATTACCGTTGAAGACAATACTCTCAACCAAGAAACTAGTTTAAGTATTCCTGGTAGATTTACTACTGGTTACGGACAAGCAATTGCAGAAGACCTGTTACATCTATTAGAAAACTTTGCAAATAATACAGCACCTGCTCGTCCAGTAGAAGGACAATTATGGTACGATACTTCAGCAGGAATTGATCAATTAAAGGTATATGATGGTACTAATTGGGTTGCTAGTGGCGGACTTAAAAAAGCAACTTCGCAACCTGCTGTAGCAAATTCAACAGCCGGTGATCTTTGGGTAAACACAGAAAGTCAACAGCTTTATTTGTTTACTGGCGCAGGCTGGGTGCTAGTTGGCCCAAGTTTCAGCGACGGCCTTTTAACTGGAGCACAAGCAGAATCAATAGTAGGAACAGATGATGTTACGTATAGTGTTCTTACTATTAAAGTTGAAGACAAACCTGCAATTATTATTAGTAGCCAATCATTTATACCTAAAACATCTATCAAAGGATTTAGACAAGGTATTAGTGCAGGAATGAACATTGCTAATGAGGCAATAGTTGGCACACAAACATTAAAGTATTATGGTATTGCTGAAAAAGCTGAAGCATTAGTTGTAGGCGGTGAAGTTGTATCTGCAAGTAATTTTTTACAAGGCAATGCAGCAAGTACAACCAACTACCAACTTAGTGTAAAATCAAATGACGGAATTAGCATTGGTACTGGCGGACAATTAACTATTGGTATTGACGGTGAAACAGGTGTAATACAACACAATACAAATGGTTCTAGTATTGATGTAAGAATGCGTAATGGTAACTTGTCTCCTACAATAGTAACTATTAATAGTGAAGGTTCAGTAGGTATTAACAATGGTGCTCCAGAAGAAGCATTAGATGTTAAAGGTAATATTAAAGTTGCACCAAAAACTGGAGAACCCGGAACAGGAGTAATTCAAGTTGCTAGTACTGAACAATCTACATCGATAGGAACAGGAAGTATTACAACAACAGGGGGCTTAGGTGTTTCACTAAACGCTTACATCGGAGGCGATGTAGATATTGGCGGAATTTTATATACTGGAAATGTAGTTCCAGACGAAAATGCAGCTAGAAATATTGGTACAACTAACAACAAATATGATGAAGTTTATGCTACAACATTTTTTGGTAACCTACAAGGTAACGTAAGCGGTACAGTATCAGGGAGAGCAGGCTCAGCAGATAGACTTGCAAGCTCAACTACATTTAATATTACAGGTGATGTAGAAAATAATAGTTTTGAATTCGACGGACAAACTGGCGGAACAAGCAAAACTTTTAATGTGAGTATTTCCAATGGATTTATTAGTAGTAAAGATGTTACATATGATGCAGGTAATGCAGACGAAATCCTTTTAAATAGAACAACTGGAACAACAGGTGTTTACAGAATTACAAAACGTAACTTCTTAAAATCAATACCATTAGTTCCTGCAGGAGCAATTATGCCATATGGTGGCGAAGAAGCACCAGAAGGATGGTTATTGTGCGATGGTTCGGAAGTTCTTAAAACAGATTATAATGAGTTGTGGCTAGCAATCCAACATAATTTTAAAGATCCGACACTAGTTTCTGACAACGGAGTTAACAGATTTACACTACCTGACTTACGTGGTAGATTTGCAATGGGCTTAGATAACATGGGAGGCCCAACCGCAAATAGAGTAACTGATATTGCAGCAGATTCAATGGGCGGCACTGGAGGCTCTGAAGGTGTAAATATTGAATTAGACAATTTACCAGAACACGAACACGATTTAAAAGGCGATGTTACTAACGGTCAATTCTATGGTATTAGAGTTGCTGCTGGAGAAGCTTCAGACAGTAATGCTATTACGTTGCCTATTGAACCAGGCGGCGGCGGAACACAAGGATTGGCGACAAGTGGAGGTATTAAGACTGATACATCAATAGGCGAAGCATTAAATGTAATGAACCCATACTTAGCCGTTAATTACATAATTTATACAGGACAATAACATGAGCTACCAAATAAACAAGACAGATGGAACTTTACTAATAGATCTTATAGACGGGCAATTAGACACTAATAGCACCAATCTTACTCTTGTTGGTAGAAACTATAGCGGATATGGTGAATACTTTAACGAGAACTTTGTAAAACTTTTAGAAAATTTTGCAAATACTGCTGCTCCTAGCAATCCTATTATTGGTCAAATATGGTGGGATACATCAGAGCAACGTTTAAAAGTTTATGATGGAACGCAATGGAAAGCAAGTGGCGGACCTAGCGTAACAGATACAAGACCGCAGATGGTTGCTGGAGACTTATGGATTGATAATTTAGCAAATCAACTTTATGCTTTTGATGGTGTTGATTTAATACTTGTTGGTCCTCAATATACAGAAGCACAAGGAAAAAGTGGTTTTGAAGTTGGAAGTATATTAGATACACAAAGTCGTTCTCGAACAGTTGTTTATTTGTATATAGGCGGTACAATGTCTGCTGTTATTAGTAATATTGAATTTACACCGATATACAGTCAAAGAATTTTAAGTCTTGTTACAGATACTAATCCAGACGGTATTATCTATCAAGGCTATAACATAATCGATAAAAGCAATTTTAAATATAGAGGAACTGCTGATTCTGCAAACGCACTAGTAACTGCTTCAGGAGTTGTAAGAACTGCTGATAGTTTCCTCCCGTCAACTGCTAATGGTGTTACAACCGGAACATTAACTATACAAAACTCAGGTGGTTTAACTATTGGATTATCTCAAAACAATGTTCAAAGAGTTGTAGGACCACGTTTTTACATTGAAAATCAGCTAACAGACCATGATTTAAGTTTACGTGTTAAGTCGTCGGTTTTTGGTGCTGTTACAGTTGATGCTGTTTATGTAGATGCAAGTACAGCAAGAGTTGGTATTTTTACAACTGATAGATTACCAGAGTATACACTAGATGTAGAAGGTGACTTGAGAGTAACCGGAGATTTAATTGTTGAAGGTGACCGTGTAGCACTTGATGTACAAACACTTAGAGTAGAAGATAAACTCATAGAGATTGGTATACTTAATGATAGTACTGCTTTAACTGATGGATTAGCAGACGAATCAGGATTAAGAGTTAATAGTCTAAGTGGAAGTAAAGATTTGCTTTGGAGATTTGCAACAAATGCCTTCACATCTAACGTAAACATAGACTTATTGAATACAAATTTAACTTATAAAATTGGTGGCGTAGACAAACTAACAAACAACAGTTTAGTTAATGTTACAAGTGCTCCACAATTAACAAGTCTTGGTACACTATCAGCATTATCTGTTGATAATATAAGACTTGACGGAACTACTATTAAAGTAGGTGCAGCTATATCACTAGGCGATGCATCTGACAATCTGTTAGCAATGAATCTTATTGGTACTAATGGTATCAATATTACTGCATTAGGTGACATTAATATAACAGATAATCAAAAAATTACTGGTGCAGGCAAAGCAATTAGTGAAAAACAAGCAGCAATTTTATCAGTTAGCGAAGATTCAGATGATACAGTTGCAAACAAAGGCTATGTAGACGAAGAAATTGCAACAGAAACTATAGTATTTTCTATGGACATTACAGGTTTAGGTTCTGGTACAGCATTACAAAATGCTGTAGCAGGATATTTAGATGATTTGTATCCTTTAACAACAACACATAACAGAAAGGTAGCTAGAATACATGCAACATCATATTCAGGCGCAACTGTATCGGGTGTTGATATTGAATCAATAAAACAAATAAGTTATATTGCTGTTGATGCAGGAGGAACATTAAACGAAACTGTTACGCAAGATGTAGTATTTGATCCAGCTGGTGCATCTGGTAGTGTTGTACTATCGCCAGTAAGATCTGTAATGACATTTGAAAGTAACGGAACAAATTGGCAGTGGGTATCAACAACCGCATATCCATAAAAACGATAAATAATATAAATGCTTAGGGGTTACACGAATGGCTTATCAAATAGACAGATATAACAATACATTATTAACAACAGTCGAAGACGGAACTGTTGATCAAACCACTGACCTAAAATTTATAGGTAAAAACTATGCAGGTTACGGTGAGATCCAGAATGAAAACTTCCTGTTTTTGCTAGAAAATTTTGCTGGAGCAAATCAGCCAGCAAGACCAATCAGCGGACAGATTTGGTTTGATACTGGAAATAGCAAATTAAAATTTTATGACGGCGCACAATGGCGAACAACAGGCGGCGCAGAAATTTCAACAGGCGAGCCAAGCGGACTTGCAGTAGGAGATTTTTGGTGGGATAGTGCAAACGATCAGCTTTATGTATACAACGGAACTAGCTTCATACTAATTGGCCCGCAGAATGCAGGCGAAGGCGTAACCCAAATGCAAAGTATGGAAGTTTTAGATACTACTAGTACTCCAAGAGGCATTATTGTAGCCATTATTGAAGATGAATATCTATTTATAACTAGCCCAAATGAATTTGACTTAAATGTAAGCGAAGTTAACTTAAGAGCTCAAGGATTTGATAGAATCAAAAAAGGTATTACCCTTAAAAATACAAAGGCAGCAACTAATGGTGTAACAAGTACTGATCACTATTTCTGGGGTACAGCGTCTAACGCAGCAAAATTAGGAGGTATTCCTGCTAGTGATTTTGTACAAATTTCACAAGGACAAAATACTGTCTTTACAGAATCAATTGAAATACCTGACTCTGGTGCCTTTGTTGGAGATAGTAATGATTTACACATAAAAATTGATACTAATGGATTTGATGGCGTAATTCAAAACGTTACAAATAATGGTGTAATTAAGTTTAAAACTACAGACAGCGGCGGCACATTAACCCACGTTGCAACAATAAACTCTACATCGCTTATTCCTGGAGCAGATGCAACATTTAATTTAGGTTCAGGTTCTGCAACATGGGCAAATGTATACGCTACATCATTTGTTGGTGAAGCTACTAAGGCAAATACACTTAGAGTAGGAACAAATTTCCGTAGTGCAAGTACAAGTGCAAATCCAGATACAGTTGCAGTTAGAGATGCGACAGGAACTATTGCAGCAAATTTATTTGACGGTACAGCAACAACAGCACGTTATGCTGACTTAGCAGAAAAATACAGCACAGGCGAAGAATTAGCACCAGGTACAGTAGTATGTGTGTGCAGACATGATGATCATGAAGTTGAAGCAGCTGGCAGAGGTTGTATAGCAATTGGTGTAGTGTCAACTCAGCCTGCTGTAATGATGAACAGTGATGCAGAAGGACAATACATTGGCTTAAAAGGACGCTTACCGGTTAGAGTAATTGGTCCAGTAAGCAAAGGTGATGCAGTATATGTAGACGAAAATGGTTGTGCAAGTACTGCAATTAATGGCGGATCAATGGTTGGAATTGCACTAGAAAGCAATCATGACGAGGGTGAAAAGTTAGTAGAATGTGTGCTAAAGGTATAAGGAATCGTCATGGCAGATATTACAGCAGCACGAATTAATAACTTACAATCTCGAGTAGAACTAATTTTAGGAACAGGCTCGGGACAAAACGGTTATGGACAAACACTGTCAAGTAATCAAGTATCTAGTGCGCCGGGTGATAATAATAATGTTATCACTGCCGAAGATTTAAACAACATCTATACTGATATTATTAAAGCAAGAGTTCACCAAGTTGGACCTGGCGATACTGGTATTGCTGAAGTAATACAAAATTTAAACGTAGTTGCAGAAGAAACTAGCTTTTTTGTAAATGATGATGGTGTATCAAGTACAGATCCAGACGGTGATAAAAAAGGTATTGCTGATTTTGAACGTTTAATGACTCAAGTAGAAGCTGATAAGAGGTTAATGGATAGCACACAAGCATCTTTAGAATATGGTATTGCTACTGCTAGAGCTTCAAATTGGAACGGTCTATTATATCATGAATTTACAGTTACTTTTTCGTCAGAAAATCACAGAAGATTCTTTTTTAACACAGGCGGAGAAATTAGATTTACAGCAAATGTAACTAACGCAGCAACGCCAAAAGGGTTAGATTGGACGCAGCTAACTTCGCAAGTTGGAATTATTAAATTTAAAGCAAACGAAACTTATCAAAAAATTGGTTCAAATGCAGATACGGTAACACAAGCAATTGGTAATTATGGTTTAACTAGTGCTTATCAAACAATCTACCAAAAAGTTGGCGCAGGAACATACAGTGGTATATATGCAGGCAACTTATACACTATTAAAGCTAGAAGTGATATAGCAAATAGAATTATTTTTAGAGTTGAATTTAACGATACTGTATTTGATAATAATATTGACAACAATGTAGACGGAAGACTTGAAAGTTTTGTTCAGCATTATAGAGCTGACTCAGACGTAGTTGTTCCTGCTCCTACTTATTTTAACGACCACGAGTTGGCATAATCCTATAGTAATTTATTAGAATTTTTTTCTAAATAAATACTATAATTAAAAAAGAGAGATGTAGATGCCAACTGTAATTCTAGCTAATAGATATAATACTCTTAGAGATCAAGTTAATTTGATTCTTGGTAGTTCAACATCTGTTACGCCTACATACGGTTATGGACAATCATTTACTACTCAAAGTGTTACTGGTACAGGATCAGTAACTGATCCTTTAGATGCTGATAAAATTTCAGCAGAAGATTACGAAAATCTTTATATTGATTTAATCCGTATTAGAGCACACCAATTAGGTGCTTCTAGTGTAACTATAAATCCCTTTGTTGTGGGCGACTACGATATAAATCTTGAAGATACTGATAAAGTTGAAGAAATTTATATGCAAGGTTTAGAGTCTCTTGCAACAGACATTGATACTGATAAATTTTTAGTTGATGCAACAACACAACTAAGTGTTTCTGCACTACTAGATTCTCAAAATGCAGTAATAACTAGTACAAGATATAATACAGTAAGTGGTAACTGGAATGGAACAATTAACCATATTTTCCAAGTTACTTTTGCAAGTGCAATTGCAAGACAAGAATTTTTTAATGCCGGCGGACAAATTAGATGTAGTGCAAATGTTGCATATACAGGATCTCAAGCTAAAACAGTTGACTGGCAAACTAGACTAAGTGCTATGGGTGCTATTTCGTTTAAAGCAAATGCAACTTCTAGTAGTACAGGCGCAGGAACAGGTTATAGTATAGGAAACTATCAACTTGGCTCTGCATATCAAAAAGTATACCGTCAAACAGGCGGCTCAGTTTATACTAGAAATGATTATGAATTATTTGCTAGAGAAGTTAATGCAACTACAATACAATTTAAAGCATCATTTACAGACGATGCACCAAATAATACAACATGGGGAATTGACGAAACTGTACTAGGAGACTTTAGTAGTATAGCAGAAGTTGCACTACCAAATGGACAAGTTAACATTAATGGAACTGATTATGACACTGTGGTTATTTCAACTCCGCCGGTTGGATCATTACTTACTCCTTTAGGTAATACAATTCCAGTTCCGCCAACTATTACAAGTTTTACAGCATTACCTAGCAGCATTTCAAGTGGAAGCAGTTCTACATTATCTTGGACTATATTAAATGGAACAAGTGCAAGTATCAACAGAGGCATCGGAACGGTTAATTCTTCTAGTGGAAGTACAGTTGTTGGTCCTACATCATCAACAACATACACTCTAACAGCTACAAACAGTGACGGAACAGACTCAGCAACAGCAACAGTTAGTGTTGTACAACCCCCTGTTATTAATTCGTTTGGCGGCGCAAGCTCTGCTACAATTGGAAGTAGTATAGGATTATCGTGGAATGTTAGTAATGCAACAACTTTGATACTTTCTGCAGATGACGGATCGCCATCAGTTACAGTTACAGGCGCAACAGGTACTGAAAATGTAACTATTTCAAACAACATTACATATACACTAACAGCATCAAACGCGGCAGGCACTGTAAGTGCAACTCACTACGTTGCAGCAACACAAGATCCTCCAACGCCTAGTATTAGTTTTAATGATAGTGGTGTTGACACAAGAAGTTCAACGTTACTTTCTTGGACTTCCGGCGGCGGCACAACAACTACAGTTACAGTAACTAATCATAACGGAACTACTATTTTTAGTAGTAACCTTACATCCGGCAACGAAACAATTACACCAACAGGAACAGGAACATACACAGCAAATATTACAACGTCTAACTCTTGGGGCAACGGATCGTATTCGACTACTTTTGAAGGAGTTCAAGCACCGTCAATATCATATGCTGCAAGTACAGTAGAAGTTAACAATAGTGTTACCTATTCGTGGAATGCTGGAGGATATACTAGTTCAATAGTTAGTATAATTGGTTCTAATGGCATTACGTACGGAGTACCAAATGGTACTGATTTAATAGGATCGGCTACGTCAACTCCGGCACTCACAGGCACATGGACTGTTAGAATTTCACCAAATGGATATCCTAATGGACTAACGTCAGTAAAAGGTGCAACATACGTAGAAGACACAATAGTAGTAACATCTCAGGCTTCTGTATTAACTGCCGCTAGTTGGGATCAAGCACAATATAATTCAGGTGACACAGCAACATTTAATTGGACACTTGATCCAAACGATACAAATGCATCAGTCGGATATTCTTTAGTAGGTAGTCCTATCAACAATACATCTGGTTCTAAAACAGGATCTAATAGTGTATCGATTACAGTCTCAGGCAGAGGCTCCATTGCAGGAGCAGCTAGTTATGACGGAGTTAATATAAACGATAGTGCTACTGTTATTGATATTCCCTCAATAGTATATTTTACAGCAGGATCAAGTTCTATCACATCAGGAGATAGTACAACACTAAGCTGGGTTGTACAATATGCTGATACTGTTACTATTGACCAAGGAATTGGATCAGTTAATGCTTCAAGTGGTGCTACAACAATATCTCCTACAACAAATACTACATATACGCTTACTGCAACTAACGGAGCAGGAAGTGTAACAACTTCACAAACTGTTAATGTTGGCTCAGCAGCACCATCACCGACTATGACTATTACAGCACCGTCATCGGCATATATAGGTGACCCATTTGATTTTAGTTGGTCGGCAACAAATGCAACATCTACAACTAGAGTAATAGTTGGTGTACTCGGAAATTCAATAACCTCTCCAGGAACAGCTACGTCAGGAACCCAAACAATTCCTGCGCAAAATTCTGTAGGTACGGTAGCAATATCCGGTACTGCTACTGGCGCAGGCGGAACTGTAGCAGCAAATACTGTTGAAACAACTATCGGATATAGACCAAACTCAGCTTCAATCACACCAAATCCTATTGGATTCACAGGTGCAGCAGGAACAGGGCAGTCTGATACATATACTATAGCAGTTTCGGGAACTCCAGGAGATACTGTAAATATAAGTTGGACTTACGATAGAGGCCCATTCACTGGAAACAATAACGTTATTTTAGACTCAAATGGAGAAGCTTCTGGATCTGGAGTACACACTGACTGGGGAACGTTTACATATGTATTTACGTTTGGAGTTGGATCTCCTAGTTCAATAACAGTTGTACAAACAATTAATCCACCTGCAGCAGACCCGCCGACTATTAGTTTATCACCAAGCAGCGGCGCAATTAATTCAGATAACTTTACACTTACATGGAATTCTTATGGTACTGGTACTGTTGCATCATTATATAAACCAAACGGCATCCTCCATGCACAATCTACAGACGCCACCGGTTCGGTTGTTGGACCGTTGAATGTTGTCGGTACATGGTCAGCATCTATATCTGACAGTGCAGGCAGTGATTCGGCTTCTACAACAGTTACATATGCTCCTAGTCTAACTATAAGTCCTAGCTCTGTAGAAGTTAACGAGCCATATACAGTATCATTAACAAACGCTGAACCAAACGGAACATACATCCTTACTGTATATGGCACATTGTATCCAGGTGGACAGCCATGGAGTACTTCAGGTACTAGCGTAACTTTTAATGCTGACTCGAGCGGAAACTATACCGTATCTAATCAAGTCCATACCGGTGAGATTGACTATTATATAACTTTATCAGGAACTAGTTCAATTGGCGGCTCTACAACATCAAACACACTACAAGTGAGATATCCTCCACCAAGCGGATCGATTCAAGTTTCGCCAAGTTCTGGTGTTGCGAATTCTACCACGTTTACAGTAGCATGGAGTTATTCAAATGCTAACAATGTTTATATTGAATATTTCAAAGACGGAGTATCTCAAGGTAGCTTCAGCCCAACGCTAAATCCGTCAAGTTTATCACAAACACTTAGTTCTGCAGGTACTTGGAGTTTTTCATTAATAGATGATAGCGGAACTTTAGCAACTGATAGTGTTCTAGTTACAGCAACACCACCGCCTACAGTCAGCGGACAGATATACTTTGATGCTAGTTCTTATCAAGAAGGTGATTCAGCAGTTGCAATTTGGTCAACATCAAATACAACTACTACAGTAACAGCATATATGTATCGTGATCTTAATACATTGGTTGTATCGGGTAATGGTACATCAGGTCAATTAGTATTTGATACAGCAGGTTACCCAGGCAGTTCACTTACAGCAGTACTAGCACACGGTACTGACACATTAGATACAGATAATGCAACAATTGATGCAGCAACAGGACCAACAATTGGTAGTATCGGCGGCTTGCCTGGTGTTGGTTATATTATAGTAACTAGCGGAAGTAGCTTTAGTATTACTCTCACAGCCTACGACACAGGTGGTAGTGCATTACCTAATGGAGTAGGAACGTGGAGCGAAAGCGGCGCAAATACTACACTTACTAGCGTTAATGGATCTCAAGTTACTGACGGCACTGTAACTGGAACTTGGACTGCCGGTACAAAATCTCAAGGCTTTTACGAAAATTTAACAGTTACTTATACACACAACGATGGAAATTCAGTAAGTGCAAGTACCTTAATTTATTGGGCTTCTTAATCCTTGACATTTCTTAAATCCTGTGTTATTATAATATAAATGGCAAAGTCAGATTGACTTTAAAAATCTGCTCCACACAATATATAATACACACAGGAGAAATCTATGGATGAACGTTTAGAAAAAGCACTTGACTTTTCCAACTATATGACTACACTCAACAATCAAAAGCGTCTCCTCAAAGAAAAATACAATGACGATTTGATACATTTTTTTAGCGGCTGTCAATTTACCATAACTAGAGAACTTATAACCTTTTGTAGTACAATGTTGAATCTAGGACAAGATACAACGGTATTAATTGACGACAACGGCTTGCCTGCTTCTATTGATAACTTAGAAGATTTTTTAGAAGAAATTGTTGAAAAGTATTCTAGTGCATCTAACGATTATTATTCAGAATATAGTAATCTTAAGAAAAATAGAAAAGTGGAAAAATTAGTAGGATATGAGCAAGACTAAAGGTGTATTTTTAATAGCCAAAAATAATTCACAAATTGACTATGTTAAGCAGGCTGTTTTTTTAGCAAAAAGAATAAAAAAATATTTAAATTTACCTACTACAGTAGCAACAGATTGCGTTGACTATTTAAAAGGTTCTTTTGATTCTAGTATATTTGATACTGTAATTGAACTAGATTGGACAGATGGAACAAACTCTAGGCTGTTCCATGATGGTGCTATGTCTCAAAGAACTGCAAGTTTTAAGAATAGTAATCGTGCAAGTGTCTACGAACTTTCTCCTTATGACGAAACTATTATAATGGACACTGATTATGTTGTGTCTAACAATATGTTATCAAATGTATTTGATCTAGATGTAGATTTTGCTCTTTATAAAAATTCTAATGATATAGCAAAAGTTAGAAATGAAAATGAATTCAAATACATTACTGATTCTAGTGTAGATTTTTATTGGGCAACTGTTGTGTTTTTTAGAAAAACACCAACTAATAAAATATTCTTTGATTTAGTACAACACATAGAGCAAGAATGGACACATTACAAACGAACATACCAAATTAATTCTTCACTTTTTAGAAATGACTTTGCATTTAGTATTGCTATTCATATTATGAATGGTTTTGAATCAGGAAGTTTTGCATCTCAGTTACCGGGTTCTATGCTTTACACAACCGACAAAGATATCCTTTGGAAACTACAAGATGACGAAATGATGTTTTTAGTTGAAAAGAAAGATTATTTAGGAGAATACACTGCAATCAAAACCAAAGGACAAAACATTCATGTAATGAATAAATTTAGTTTAGGTAGAATTATTGATGAGGTACCTCTATGAGTAAAGGTATAGTTGTTCTAGCACAAAACGGCGAAACAGATTATGTAATGCAAGCATGTTTGTTAGCAATGAGTTTACAAACACACAATAAAGAAACTAAAATTTCAGTTATTACTGATGACGATGTTCCTTTAAATTACCAAAAGTTTTTTGATAACATTATTCCGATCCCTTTTGGAGACGCTGCTGAAGAAAGTGAATGGAAAGTAGAAAATCGTTGGAAAATCTATCATGCTAGTCCATATGATGAAACTATTGTAATGGATACTGATATGCTAGTTTTACAAAACATTGATAGATGGTGGGACTTCTTATCGAACTATGAGCTATTTTTTACAAACAAAGTACTAGACTATAGAGGAAACACTGCAAACACTAGTTATTATAGAAAAACATTTATTGATAATAATTTGCCTAATTTGTTTGCAGGATTTCATTACTTTAAAAAATCAGATTTTGCACAAGAATTTTATACATGGCTAGAACTTGTAATACAAAACTGGGAAGCATTTTACGAAAAAAATCTTACACCAGAAACTAGACCCAAACATGTAAGTATCGATGTTTGTGCAGCAATTGTTACTAAAATTTTAGACTGTGAAACTGAAATCACAAATTCTAAAACTAGTTTTCCAACATTTGTACATATGAAACCATATTGTCAAGGATGGGAACAAGTTAAATCAAGTTGGCAAGATAAGATACCAGTATATACGACAGAAAACTGCGAATTACAAATAGGCAACTATATACAATCAGGAATTTTTCATTATACAGAAAATAGTTTTATTGAAAAAACACCGGTTTTAAAAAGTTATAGGAGTTATAATGGCGTCTAATCTAGCTGAACTAATAACTAATTTAAAAGTAAAAGCAGCATCAAATGATGCATATGTGTATTATGACCAAGCAACTGGAAAAATACACAAAGTTAGTGGCACAAAAGAAGATAGCGAATATGATGTACTAGCTGTTCCTATATATGATGCTAAACCTATTTTAAATGGTGAGTCAAATATTGACGAATATACAGTAATTTACGACATAGTCGAAAAGCAAACTCGTTTGAAAAAAATAAATGCTGAACTAGCAGCAAATTCTCTTGGTAATTTTTGTTACGAACTTCCTAAGATTGAGTTTTCAAATATAAATCCGTTATACAAGTTTATAAAAGAGTATAAAGGTATTGATGTTTTTATTTGGAAACAAGGAGAAAAATATAACAAAGGTAATTTTGTATGGTTTGACAATAATGTTTACATTTTAAATGTAGATGTAAAGGCTGCTTCTAGTTTAGAAAATATCAGTAGAATATATATTAAAGATGTATATATTCCAGACGTACCTACACCTACGCACGAAATTAATACTGGTAAAATGATTGTTAAAGAACAGCAGTATGTAGGAGTAAATGTTGATGTTTGGTACGACGATGTTGAACACTACGAAGGTCAGCATATTTTTATAAACAACAAAGTTTATAAAATTAAAAAGAATCAACGCAAAGGTAGTAAGTTTAGAACAAACAATGCTACTTTAGTCGAAAAAAATGTAAAGTTATATGATGACGAAAACAAAGACTTAGAATTTGAAAATGTTGATAATTATGAACTATTTTTAGATAATAATAGTCTTTATATGTTTGTCGAAAAAGATAGCACTACTGAATTTGAAAATTACTCAACTGATAGAATAACACAATTTTATTATACCTCTAACAACAATATTGTACACGGGGAAAATTTAAAAGATAATGTTAAATTTACAAACATTGAAGAACTTAAAAACGGAAGTTTAGTTTTATTAGAAAGACAATTATATAGAATACAGTCGGCTATAGATGTAGATATTGTACTAACACAAAATAAAATAAACAAAAAGTGGAACATTGCACTTCATCCATTAACTAAAAAGTTTTTAAAAACTTCATTTGCTAATTCTAATTCTATGCTTTATTTTAGTGTAACTTCTCCTAGCAATCCTAATGTTTTGTATAGAAGTTTGTCTTTTAAACTAAAAGAAATATTGGAATCTACAGTTTCTTTTGATTTTGAATCAGACTATGAAACTGATGAAGTAAGCGTATATACATCAAAGTATTTTAATCATTATACACATGAGGTACTTGAGTAATGTCAAAAATTTTTAAACCTATTGACTACGACATAATTTATCTAAGTTATGATGAACCAAATGCAGAAAAAAATTACGCAGACTTGTGTTCAAAAGTGCCCTGGGCAAAGCGTGTACACGGAGTAAAAGGTTCAGATGCTGCACACAAGGCTTGTGCTGAATTATCAGAAACTGAGCGGTTTATTACTGTTGACGGCGACAATAGGATTAGGGAAGATTTTTTAAACCAAGAAATTGATTTTAACGAACACATGGATTTAGAAAATGCTGTAATAAGTTGGTGCGGCAGAAACGAAATCAACGGGTTGCGTTATGGCAATGGTGGACTTAAATGTTGGCCTAAACAATATGTTTTACGTATGCGTACTCATGAAAATGCAGATCCAAATAATGCTCATGCCCAAGTAGACTTTTGTTGGGACGCTCATTACATACAAATGAACAGTACATATTCTGATGTATATAATAATGAAACACCTGCACAGGCTTGGAGAGCAGGATTTAGAGAAGGAGTAAAACTTGCCACTGATCGTGGTGTAAGAATTGCTAAAGAAGAATTTAAAAATAATCATTGGCGTTGCCTACATTGGCTGTACATTTGGAGTATGGTAGGTTCTGATGTTACTAACGGGCTTTGGGCTATATATGGTGCTAGAGAAGGGTTATATAAAACTATGTGTACAGACTGGGATTATGTTAATGTTCGTGACTTTGAATATCTTAATAATTATTGGGATAATACTGTTTCAAAGAAAATCACCAATGATACATTATTAGAAGAAACTGTAGTATTAGGACAGCAACTAGTAAGTGAACTCAAATTACCTATAGCAGCAGCACCACTTGATAAAGATCAAAGTAAATTTTTTAAAGAAGTATATGAACATCCTGCTAGAACAGACCATCAAAGATTTATAGAAAAGTTGTAATATGATTCCAATTTATGTAGACATAAAACCTCGAAAAAATAAACTTCCTTATGTTAACGGATTTACTAAAAAGTTATACCGGAAGCATACAGCTAATCCTCAAGTGGATTTAGTAGACACAACACATCTTTATGCAGTGTTTGGTAATGATTTTGAACTTGTTTATAAACCTATTTCTAAAATACCCAAGCGTAATAAGTTTACAAAAAAAGCACCAAAATTTTATTATCCAATACCACTTAGTCTTTGGTCAATAGAAACTGTATTTGATCAAGTTGAGATAGAACCTGAAATTATTGAACAAATTAAAAAAGGTAATTGTAAAATATTGCTTCTTTGTCCATTTGAAGGATGGACATGGACTTGGTGGGATAGTCTTTTAGACATATTAAAATCTAAATATGACCTAAAAGAAAAACATGTTGTTTTTTTATCAGGAAATTATAATCCTCATCCTACTGTAAAAACAGTAACTTTTAATACTTGGGAACGGCAAATATACGGAAACTATAACGGAGATACACACTATAACACATTTATGAATGCTGTAGAGCGTCCTCGAACACATAAATTTATATGTTTAAATAGAAGACCTTCGATACATAGATATGCAACAGTAACGAGTTTATTTGATGTAAAAAAACAAGGAATTTTAACCTGTGCTAAGTCTGCAGGATACGGCAAAGATTATACTGATTGGGTTGAAGATTGTTTTTACCAAGACTATCCAGATCTAAAAGAAAAATATATCAACGAAGTAAAGCCGTTAATTCCGTTAACATACAATGATGGAATAAATCCTGAAGTTCAAAATCCTGCATCAAACGAATGGGGAAAAATAAGAAAATATTATGATAGTTATTTGTATATTGTAACAGAAACATTTTTTGAAAACAAAGCTCAAGGACAAGATACTTTATTTTTAAGTGAAAAAATGTTTAAGCCTATTGTTTTTATGCAACCTTTTGTTGCAATTGCTCGCCCTGGAACAGTAAAATTACTTAAAGAGTTAGGCTATAAAACATTTGGAGACTATATAGACGAATCCTACGACGATGTACTAGACGATAAAACAAGACTAAAAATGGCTATTACTAGTATAAACACTTTTATAAGCAGGACTCATGAAGAATTAAACAAACTTATGATAGAAATGAAACCTATATTTGAACATAATTATAGATTGCTAAAAGAAAGACACGATGTTACAATATATAAAAATCTCAAAGAAGATTTAATGAATGCACTTATGGAATAGATAATGACAAAACCACTTTTTGATAGATTAAAATCCACAGAAAAATTTTGTATAATGCCGTGGATACATTGTGCAACACAAACAAACGGCGCAGTGCAACTATGTTGTGTTGCTTCTCCTATACACGAATTAAATCTTAATAATATGACTTGGGAAGAAATTTGGAATAGTCCGCAATACAAAGAAGTTCGCAAAAAGATGCTCAACAATGAACCTGTCAAGTACTGTAATAGTTGTTATAAAGAAGAAGCTGCTGGAGTCAGAAGTCATAGACAGAACGAAAACGATGTTTGGGCAAATCAATGGAGCCCTATAAAAATAAATGAACTAAGACAAATTGTTGCAGAAACAAATGAAGACGGTTCTATAGATAGCGGCATTGTTAGTGTTGATTTTAGATTAGGCAATACTTGTAATTTACAGTGTATAATGTGTAGACCACATGATAGCAGTAAATGGCTTAATCATTCTAAAATACTTGCAAAAAATTTAACTAGTGAAGCTAAGTGGGATTGGGAACATAAAAGTAATATTGTTGTTGAACAGTTCGAATGGTATAGAAACCAAGCGTTTTGGGATAGCTTTTATAAAGATGTACATAATATTAGAGATCTTATTTTTGCAGGAGGAGAGCCTCTACTAATTAAACAACACAAAGACTTAATAAAATATCTTGTAGAAATTGATCATGCTAAAAATGTAGAAATACGTTATCATACAAATGCCACTGTTGTAGACGAAGAATTGTTAGAGCTTTGGACTCACTTTAAGAAAACACACATTATGGTAAGTTTAGATGCGCACGAAGATTTAAATTCTTATATTAGATATCCTTCAAAGTGGGATGAAGTAGTAAAGAATTTAAAAACATTTGATAATACTACTGGCGGCGACATTATTGTAGACATTAACACTACTGTTCAGGCACTTAACATCTATTGGCTACCAGAATTTGCTGAATGGCTTTGGTCGCAAAACTTTAAAAAAATAGGAAAAAGAACAAGACGTAACGGACTATTTCACGCTGCTACACTACATTGGCCTCAATATCTTTGTACAAAGGTTTTATCTGCTGAATCAAAAAAACGAGTAGAAGAAAAGTTAAGAAACTTTATGGCAAAATATCCAGACAACAGCGAAGTACAACAATGGAGCGGATTAATAGATTTTATGAATAGTGAAGACTGGAGTGATAAGTTAGACCAAACACTTGATTATTTAAAAACCTTAGACAATATGCGTCCTGTTAAATTTCCAGAAATTTATGAGTTAATATAATGTGGAAAGCATCAAAGTATCACAGAGCTTTAATTTTTGGAGACAGCTGGGGTAGAGGCGCTTGGACAACGCCTGACGGATCTTTTATCGACAATGGCGACAATTATTTCAGCGAAAAACTATTAGAATATTTTTCAGAAATTGAAAATTTTTCTCAAGGCGGCGTAAGTAATGAATTTATATTAGAATCCTTAAGAGGTGTATTAGAATCTTACACTGTAAAATCTTTTAGAAAACCTAAAACTTGTATATTAGTAATACAAACAGAACCAATGAGAAGTGTTATATCTAAGATAAATCATAATACAGCTAATTTTAGTCACATATTTAAAAATGGCAATTATAAAGAATTTAATAAAACTTTAATAGATCTTTTTTACTATAACTTAAACGAAATCGGAAAAACATATAAAACTAAAATAAATTTAATTGGCGGATGTAGCGACATTGATTTAAGTTTAACAAAACAATATCCTTATTTGAATGTTTTGTGTGAGTCGTTTTATAACCTACTAAGAGATCCTAGTTATAAGAGCAGTATTTTTTCAGCAACTTATGATTACGAAAAATCAATACCAACGTACAGCCAAGATAATAGTGTAGTAATCACAGGTTCTGGACAAAAACTAAGATTACAACGCAAATTTCAAGGAGATGTATTTGGATATGATACAGATAACCATCCTTCTAGGAAAGGTATTGATCTTTGGACACAACAAATTCTTCACAATCTAAAATAAATTAAAAATACTTAGATAACTATAAAAATATAAGAGGAAAAAATATGAACGTAGCAATGATAGGATGCGGAAAATTAGGATTACCTTGTGCAGAGGTTATGAGTCATCATTACAATGTTGTTGGATATGATGTTGTAAAGGATCCTAGTGCAAAAATTCCGTTATTAAATACCGTTGAAGAAGCAGTTCAAAATGCAGATTTAATTTTTGTAGCTGTGCCAACTCCGCACAGTGAAGAATACGGTGGAAGTAAACCTATTGCTAACTTACCTACAAAAGATTTTGATTACAGTATTGTCCAAGATGTTCTAACTGAAATTAACAAATATGTAACACAACAGCAATTGGTTGTTCTTATTAGTACAGTTTTACCAGGCACAGTTAGAGAACATTTACGTCCTTGTATTACAAATGCAAGATTTATCTATAATCCTTATTTAATTGCTATGGGATCAGTCAAATGGGATATGGTAAATCCTGAATGTTTAATTATTGGAACGGATGATGGTTCAGAAACAGGCGATGCAAAAATACTTACAGATTTTTATCAGCCGCTAATGGAAAACAATCCAATTGTAAATATTGGAACATGGGACGAAGCAGAAGCAATTAAAGTTTTTTATAATACATTTATTAGTGCTAAAATTGGTTTAGTTAATATGATTCAAGACGTTGCTGAACGTAATGGTAATATAAACGTTGATGTAGTTACAGATGCACTTAAAAAAGCAACACAACGTATTACAGGTCCTCGTTATTTAACTGCTGGTTTAGGTGATGCAGGTGCATGTCATCCTAGAGACAACATTGCACTAAGATATCTAGCAGAAAAACTAGATTTAGGTTATGATTTATTCCATGCTATTATGCATAGTAGAGATATGCAAGCAAAAAACATGGCTGAAAAATTAATATCTATCGCACAAGAAAAGAATCTGCCTGTAGTAATTCATGGCAGAGCATATAAGCCTTACGTACCGTACACTATAGGAAGTTATAGTGAATTAGTCGGACACTTTGTAGAAGCCGCAGGCGTAAAATTAACATATGCAGATCCTCTTACAGGAGATACAACTGTTGATGATGAACCTGCTGTAGTATTAATGGCACATAATGCTAAAGTAACTTATTCAGGCACAGGAGTTAGTGTTACTGATGATGAAATGTACTTCACTCCTACAACAGGTAGTGTAATTGTTGATCCTTGGAGGACTATGCCAAAACTAGAAGGTATAGAAGTTGTTCATTATGGCAACACTAGAAAAACATAAACATGTACGATATAGTCTTTATAAGTTATAATGAACGTTATGCAGACACAAATTACGAAAAACTAAAAAAACGGTTTCCTGTTGCTAAACGTATTAACGGAGTAAAAGGAATACACCAAGCCCATATTGCTGCTGCTAAAAAATGCCTAACAAAAATGGTTTGGATAGTAGACGCTGATGCTCTCATTGTAGACAACTTTAATTTTGATTATGTAGTTCCAGACTGGGATTTAGATACTGTACACGTATGGCGCAGTCAAAATCCTGTTAACGATTTAATTTACGGCTATGGCGGAGTAAAGTTATTACCTCGTAAATTAACAATTAATATGGATACTAGTAAAACTGATATGACAACTAGTATAAGCGATAAGTTTAAAGTAGTTGAACAAATATCAAATTATACCTCCTTTAATACAGACCCTTATAGTTCTTGGCGTAGTGCATTTAGAGAATGTGTTAAATTGTCGTCAAAAGTAATTGAAGGACAAGTAAGCGAAGAAACAGAATCTAGATTAAAAATTTGGTGTAGTGTAGGCGAAGAACGTAAAAATGGTAAATGGGCAATTAGCGGAGCACTAGCTGGAAAAGAATACGGTACAGTAAATTCTAATAATGATGCTGCGTTAAAACTTATAAATGACTTTGACTGGCTAGAGGAACAATTTAATGCAGCCAGTATATAAGATAAAACAAGTTCACATTGAACTAACAGATAAGTGTCAAGCACAATGTCCAATGTGTGCTAGAAATTTTAATGGTGGCAAAACTCGTCCTTTTATACGTAATGGCGATATTAGTATTGAACAATTTAAAGAATGGTTTCCTAAACACTTTTTAGCACAACTAGATAATTTTTACAGTTGCGGCAACTACGGTGATCCTGCATTTGCAAAAGATTGTTTAGAAATTTATTCTTATGTTCGAGAGTGCAATCCAACTGCTAGACTTGCAATACATACTAACGGAGGTATGCGTAATACAGAATGGTGGCGCAAACTTGCAAAACAAAATGTCGAAGTTATATTTGCTGTAGACGGCTTTAAGGGTAAGCATGAACTATATCGTAAAAATACAAAGTTTGATAAAGTAATTGAAAATTTACGTGCATTTGTTGATGCAGGAGGAAAAGCAAGAGTAGATAGTCTTGTGTTTGCACATAACGAACATGACGTAGAAGAACTTGAAAAATATATATTAAATTTAGGTGTTGAAAAAATTAATTTTATTAGTACTTCGAGATTTTATAATATAGATAAATTTGAAGTACACAACGATAATGGTGAAGTAATATATTATTTAGAACCTGCACAGCGTTCAAAATTTAAAAAAACTCCTAATTTAGAGTTAGATAAACTAGTTGATAAAAATATTAGAGAAAACGTTTTATCTAATGCAACAATTAACCCGTTATGTCAGACAGACCAAAGTGTTTATATAGATCCTTACGGAAATATTTTTCCGTGTTGTTGGTTAGGAAGTGATTATCTAGAAAACCATATTGAAGAAAAATTACCAATACATACTTTGCGTAATTTAGCAGTAGACAATACAAAGGAAATAATACAACGAGTTGGTTTACCAAATTGTCAAGACGGTGTTTTGCATACTGATAAAATATTATTTAAGTTATTACCAGAGTACTGGCAAGGAAAAAATAAGTGCATGACTTGTGTTAAGTCGTGTTCAAAAAGTGTATACGATCAAAGAAAATGAACAATAATTTTCAAGACATACCGTGGGATAATATTACAGAGTTTGGGCAGAAAACCCTCCTAAAGAGCCATCTTTTTACAGTTTCGTGGATTCTGGCTAGATTTTGTAATTATAACTGCTCATATTGCTGGCCATACGCTAGATCTAGTACCCCAGACCACCAAGATTTAAAAATTTACTTAAACACCCTTGACAGCATCAAAGCACAGGCTCGTGCAAATGGTTTTACAGATTTCCACTTCAGTTTTAGCGGTGGTGAACCAACAGCCTATAAATACTTTGGGGAGATCATAGATCATTACTGTAGTGATACAGCACCCGGGTATCAGAGTATACACATGACTACAAATCTTTCGCCAGGAAGCAAATGGTGGAGTAGATGGTTAGACAATACTAAAACTCTAGAGCGTAGGAGTATAACAGCAAGTTACCACGCAGAGTTTGCAAAAGAACAGGAGTTTGGAGACAAGTGCCTCCAGTTAATGAACGATGAAACGTTTGTCACAATCAATCAAGTTATGGTTCCAGAAATGTTTGACGAATTATACGAACGCTGTGAGCGGTTTGCCGATAGAGGTATCAATGTCACACTTAAACCCCAGTCCGATCCTACTGCATCCTATGTTGTATCTGGATACACAACTGAACAAATTAGAAGAATGCAAACAGGATTCCCACAACAAATCCCAGATAGATACAAAAAGTTAATTCCTTTGTTACAAGTTGAACTCTTAGACAGTAAAGGAAATACATATTATATAGATCAAGCAGAAAGATTTAATGCGTTTGGATTTAATAAGTTTCAAGGATGGACTTGTAATGCAGGCTATCAAGGTATTGTAATACGTGAAAATGAAGTTAAACGTAGCTATAGTTGCCATGATGAGCCAATTGGAACACTTAGTGAAGGATTTGAAATATTTAAAGAACCGCGTAAATGTATTACTCCAACATGTGTTAGTAGTGCAGATTCAAAATTGCCAAAGGTAAAAAATGAAAGTTGACATACAGGACATATTATTTTGGATGGACGCAATTCGAAACAGCGAAGACAGATACCGTACCTTAGAAAGTTTTTGGAAAGGTCAAATAAATTCAAAAATATGGCTTATAGAAAAATTACAAGAACATATAGAACTTGATGATAATTCTATTGAAATATGTGCAGGTTGGAATGGTGTACTTGCTAGTTTACTTTTTAATAGTAACATTCCTATCACTACAATCAGTAGTATTGATATAGACCCTGAATGTGAAGAAGTTGCAAATACTATAAACAAAAGATATCACATTGATGGTAAGTTTCAAGCTATTACTGCTGACATGTCTAAATATTACTATGGTGCGGATATTATTATTAATACAAGTTGCGAACATTTAACGCAAGAACAGTATGAAGCATGGTTAGATTTAGTACCAGCAGATTCGTTGATTGTATTACAAAGTAATAATTTTACTGATATTGAAGAACACATTAGATGTGCGTTTGATATTGATGATTTTGTAAGAATGAGTAAAATAAATCCTATATACAAAGATACATTATCTTTGCCTTTGTATAATAGATACATGATAATTGGAAAAAGAAGCAGCTAATGGCAATAGAAAAATATAAAAAACAGCTTGAAGATATAACAGGCTCACCAACATTTTGTATTTTGCCGTGGATACATTTAGCCACTCGCCCTAACGGCGATATGAGATTGTGTTGTACATCAAATGCTAGTGGAGCAGGTTTTGATCATAAAATTGGATTGGTTAAAAATGAGGACGGAGAACCTGCTAACTTTGCACACACTGCTCCGTTAGAAGCATTTAATAACAAGTATATGTGTAGTGTTCGTAAAACTATGCTAGAAGGTAATATACCAGCAAGTTGTACAGGATGTTTTAAAGAAGAAGATCAAGGAATTGTAAGTAAACGTATTTGGGAAACAGGCTTTTGGATACAAGATGAAGGTTTAGATGTTGAAGAATTAATACAACAAACAGAAGAAGATGGTACTGTTCCTAGTCGTTTACAATATTTAGATTTACGCTTAGGACATACTTGTAATATTAAGTGTGTAATGTGTTCACCTCATGATAGTAGCAAATGGGTAGGTGATTGGAAAAAACTTATACCAGTGCTCCAAGACCCCGAAGTTAAAAATCAAATGACTTGGGACAAAAAGGGGTTTAACAACAAATGGTATGAAGAAGGAAAATTTTGGGACGAGTTGTATGAACAAATACCTAATCTAAAGCAAGTGTACTTTGCAGGCGGCGAACCGTTAATGATTAAAGAACATAAAACTTTTTTAGAAGAAATCATACGTCAAGGCTATGCGCAAAACATATTACTTCGATATAACTCAAATGGTATACTTGTTGATGAAGAATTAATTAATATTTGGAGTAAATTCAAAAAGGTAAAATTTGCTGTAAGTATAGATGCTTGTTTTGAAAGAGACGAGTATATAAGATATCCAACAAGTTTTAAAGATGTAGAACGCACACTGCACTTACTTGATAATACGCCTGATAATATTCATGTTAGCATAGCAACAGCTATACAAATTTTTAATATAAAACATATACCTGATTTTATAAAATGGAAAGTAAACAGTAATTTTAAAAAAATGAATATAGGAACTATTGACGGACACGTAATGGGCGGCGGACTAGTTAATGCACACCTAGTACATATTCCAACATTTCTTAATATTTCAATACTTCCAGAAAAGGATAAACAAGAAGTACAACAAAAATTTGATGAACTAAAACAATGGTTGTGGGACAATTATACTCAAGATGATGATTTTTGGGTTAAAAATCCAAAAGGTTGGAATCAGTGGGAAGGCATTTTAAATTATATGCACAAATATGACAACAGCCGGTTGTTATCAGGTTTTAAAGAATATGTAAACAAACTAGACAATATACGAGGTTTATCAGCTTCAAGTATTTTTCCAGAGTTAGAGCATTTGCTATGAAAGACATAATTAGAATAGAATCAAATATACCTAAAGATATTTTAAGGATAGAATTATTTTTAAGTAATATTTGTAACTATAATTGCTGGTATTGTTTTCCAGGATATCACGAAGGTGATACACCATGGCCTAAGTTTGAAAGAATAAAAGATAATCTTAGTCATATTATTGATTATTATAAAAGTAATGGAAATAAACGTGAAATACATCTGCATATAATCGGCGGTGAACCTACATTATGGAGAGAGTTTGGCACTTTTGTAAAATATTTTAGCGAAGAACATAAGTGTGTTATTAGTATGAGTTCTAATGGAAGTAGAACTATACGATGGTGGAACGAGTATGGCGATTATGTTGACCATACTATGTTAAGTTGTCATCACGAAAGAGTTGATCCTGCACACATTGCAGAAGTTGGTGATATTTTATACACTAAAAATAAAACTGTGAATGGAATGGTATTAATGGATCCAACTGTTTGGGACAAATGCGTTTCTATAGTTGAAGCACTTAAGAAAAGCAAATATGAATGGCCAATTACTGCACTTGAAGTACACAATGATAAACAAAAATATACACAAGAACAAAAAGACTATCTTAGCAATTCTTTAAAGCGTTGGCCTAACAAAGAATATTGGCTCGGTGCTGAGAAGTTACCTAGAAATAATCCTACAGTAATTTTTTCTGATAAAACAGAACAAGAAGTTCCACGTAACTGGCTATCGCTAAACAATAAAAATATTTTTACAGGTTGGGAATGTAATATTGGAATAGATACTTTCTTTATTGATAAAACTGGTGATATTAGAGGAGGCTGTGGACAACCAATTTATAATTTAGATACATGCTATAACATTTATGATGAAGATTTTATTAACAAGTTTGCTCCAACAATAATACCTACTATTTGCAGGAAACAAGGAGTGTGTGATTGTCAACCAGAAACAAATGCTAGGAAACAACGTTTACTTTAGTCAACGGAATGTCTGCTGCACAGGTACACCATTTACGTGTACAAACAATTGGTTCTTTTGGTATTTCAAAACTACCGTTGTAAATATTGCCTAAGCTCCCACCTACTCTACATGTAGCACGATGTACTTCACCGTCCCAGTTAATCATTAGACTTTCTAGCCCTGCATTACAAGTCCAATTTTCAAATTGATTCCATTTGTACTTAATAATATCATTAGCATGTACTTTGTGTTCCCCGTCGATAACACAATTTGCTTTAACAGTTGAAGTTTTACTAAGTATCCATTCTAGGTCTTTTTCTTTATAACGCATATCGTCAAAGTAATCTCTGTCATCTGCTTTAGTCCAGCGTATACGTCTAGTTACATACGGAACATGATGAGAATCTAACAAAATAGCAGCAGCCTTTACATCTTCCATATATTCATGATGACACATTAAGTTTACTTGAAATTTAGTATCCTTACTCTCCATATCAAGCAACTGTGTATATCTAACAACATTTTCTGTTGCTCTTATAGAATGTTCATTGTCAAAATGTAAACTAAACACCCATTGGTCCACAGGCTGTTTAATATACCATTCGGGGGAACGTAATGCATTAGTTGTAACACTTAGCCATTGTAGTCTAGCACTAGCACATTCTAATATATCATTAATTTTAGGATGCACAGTAGGTTCACCGCCAGTTAAACTTAAACGTATAGGTTTGTTTATTTTTTCTAATTCGTATATTGTGTTAACCATAACATCTAAGTCAGTGTGTGGTGAAAAATTGTCGTGTATTTCAGCAGGACAATACGCACAGTCTAGGTTACAGCGTTTACCAATATTCCATTCAACATGTATACTATCTTGATGACCCCATCTACTTTCTATTCTATACATACGGAGCAAACTCCGGGTTTACAGTAAGAAAATCTTGATTACGTGTTTTATCTAGCGCACGATTAAAATTTACACAATCTTGCCAATGGGTAGGATGCATGTCTTTTGCTTCTAAGAAATTTATATTATCTTGTATTTGTTGTAGTGTAACTTGCTTTATTATATCATACTCTTTAACTAAACTATAGCCTAATACTTTGTGTTTCATTTGTTCAAGATTATTAATTACAATTGTTTTTAAAAAGTTTGGAATAACTTGAGCAGATAGTGCCATGGGATAGTTTACACGATGCGAGTAAAAAACAATACCCATTTCTTCTAAAAAGTATTCTATTACTTTGTCAATCTGCATAATATTGTTTGCTTGTACAGTAAACGCACCTACTACACGACTTACATTAGGAAATGACTTAAACACTTTGATGTTTTCTTCTATTTCGCTAAACTTACCATTGCCTCTAATGTACTCGTAGACATCGTGTATACCGTCTATACTTACGTTTACAGCGATTGATTTAAACTTAGGCCAATAATCGTGTATAGTGCGTCCCCCTTTTATACCTAGCGTAGTACCGTTTGTAGCATACTTTAGTTCTATGTTTTCGCCGTAAGGTGCTAACATGTCAAGTATCTTGTAATGATAAGGATCCATCAAAGGTTCCCCACCCGCAAATTCTACTCTGCGGAAGTGCGGCAATAGTTTAGTAAAGGATGCCCACCAGTTTTCACTGTTGTCAAACGGTCCAATATATTTTCCAGGTGTGTCTGTAAGTTTGTCTATAATTGGAATAAGAATATTATTCTCTTTTTCGTAAAAAGGTTTTACCTCACTCCAGTCTTTCCATTGTGTACTATCTAAAGGATTGCACATACGACATTTGAGGTTACAGAGATTATTGAGCTTAATTTCCATAGTAGGAAGCTCAAATGGCATTGTATAATTGTCGTCTAGTGCGTCTAGTGCATCTGGATACAAGTTTATACGTGCTTCTGGTATAACCCCTGCTATATGACGCTGTCGTAAGCTCTGTACGCCCTGATCTTCTAGGTCAAAGCACGGCTTACAAACTTCTGGACGCTCGTTATTTAATACTTGCCTGCGTACTTCTCGCATGGTATCGTTGTTCCATGCTTCTTCTAGAGTTTCATTTTGTATAAATCCAATAGGAGCACTACGGCAACAAACCTTAATTGCTCCGTCTTCTCGTGTAGCAAGCCCTGTAAACGGGTGCATACAAAATGTACACGATTTATTTTTCATTTAATACCTTAACTATATTCTTACTAGTAGCTTTATGAGATCGTATACCAGGATGTAAATTATCTGTCCCTTTGTCTAACAAAACCATACCATCTTTGCAAAAATTTGAAATTTCTAATCCTTTAATTGTGCATTTAGACAACTCGTGTATAGAAAATGGATAGTGTAAATATTTTAAATTTTTTGATCTTAAAAAAAGATCTGCATGATGAATACACAACCAACTTTTTGTATTATAATCTGTTTTGTTCATCATTTTTTGCCAAGATTTATCTTTTTTTGAAGCATTAAATCTTTTTCTTAATGACTTAAATCTAGCACCCCATTTACTAAAAATTAAATCTCTATGTGTATGTGTCCACATAATTACAATAATATCTGTTGGTTTATAATCAAATGTTAAAATCTCATATAATATTTCTGTGTTACTAGCAGAAGGTTCTCCTTTGTTTATTAACTCTAAGTTTAATTCTTCAGCTACTAAAACTGGCCATGATAATTTGCTTGGAAAAAGACCATCTCCAGGTAACCCGGCTCCCCAAGTGTAAGAACAACCGAAGGTAATTAATCTTGACATTTGTTAATAGCCCATTCTCTTTCTTTACACCAAAAACATTCTCCGCAAGTGGGTACATTTTTACCCGGAGTCCATGTAGTATAATCTAATCCTTCAAACTCGCCTTCGCAACTTCGAGTTAAATTTAATAAATCTTCTATTTTATTTTCATAGTACTGTTTTATAATCCAGTCTTTACTAGTATACACGAAAGGATGATAAATGTCAACTCCCATATGTTCCATATGTACAGGTAACGTACCTTCGTCTCTTTCAGATAATGCTCCGGGTATTTCTATGTCTGGATTTTTATTTACTCCTGCAAACCAAGCATCTAATTTGTGTTCGTGTGCAATATATTCATTATGCGCCCTAAGTATAATTCTATTACCAGGTTTAATTTTACCGTATTCGTCTTTTATATTTGTAGTATGCGGTTCTTCCATTTCTGGAGGAATAAATCCTTCAATGTGATGTATTGTGTGCGGAAAATTAAATTTAAACCAACGTACTACTTGTCTTGCAATATATCCTTGCCAAGGTCTCGACTTCCACATACGTATTTGTGTAGTAAAAAATATTTCGGCATTAGTTTGTTTTAAGATAAGGTATGCTAATAAAGCACTATCTGCTCCTCCACTAAGACTAATTCCAATTCTCTGCCATTTTGGATTTAAGTATAAATTCATATTTTTTGTAAAACTCTTTCTATAAACTCTATAGGATAATTATTTCTAAAACTATTCCAGCATAATTTATCCATAGTTTCGAATGTCTGCGGAGTATTCCACTCAATACCTAAAGTTTCTAAATGCTCTCGCATTTTATCTTGACGTGTACTGTATATGTGACTTTCTACATCTGCAATACTAAAGTTAGGTTCGGTGTTATGGTATGTAAAAAAGTAATTAATACTTTTTAGTTTTCCATCTATTACAAAATAACTTGAAGGATGCATTGAATATTTGTGAAGGCCTAAACTTTTATGTGCATTAATTATTTCGATCATTTGATCTTGCCAGTCCGGTAACACATTATCATAATTTTCTGTTAAGCAACCTGCACGATTCCAAAAATCTTTTCCGTCAATTTCTAAATAAATTTTACGGTTTGTAGTATCAATCTCTTTTATTTTAGGAACAAGCTCGGGAAAATTTTCAGTCATTAGAGTTAAGTATTTTACTTCTCTATCAAATTTTTCTTGCATTAGACTAGGATCAACTACTTGATTTTGTCCTTTATGGTATTCTCCGTCATTATAATACCATTGTACAAATGTAGTCAAATTAGAATCAACAAGACTTGTATAAATTAAATTGTTTCTACAGAGTCCAGTTCCGGGTATGTCGTTAAAATAATACTCAAACTTAGTATTCATACTACTACTTACCGCATAAGTAGTTATATGATAAGAGGAATTGGCGGAAAACCGTATATTAACTTAGATCCTTACTTAGACATAGAAGGATTCAAAAATTTGCATCCTGAAATATGTCGAGGATTTGCACTAGCACGAGATTATGCAAAAGAAGGCACGTGGATGGCACCCGGGTTTGATTGGAAAGATTGTAGTTACACTATTAATTGGAAGCCTATATACAAGGCATGGGAAGAATATCAAGCATTACCAGACGATAATCCTATTAAGATAGAAGGCAATAAAATATTACCTACTAATTTTGGTGACTATAAACAACGAAATATTTTTACACGTTATTTAAAAGCTACTCTAGATGCTAACGATCCTTACATATATTATTTTTTATGGAATGAAGGCGATTGGAACGAACGCAATGCCGAACGTCAAAAAACAGAAGAAAGCTCATATTTTCCAGGAGCAGTTAAATGGGTAGAAAATTTAGTTACAGAAGGTGTTATTGATCAAATAGGACGTGTGATATTTTTTCATTGTGATCATAACGGAAGAGCATTTGAACACAGAGATTTAGATGCAAACAATGGCGTCATGGACGATAAACAATATAGTCCGCACAACAACGAATTTATACACATACGCTATCGTACAAAAAGAGGATTTTATATATGGGATCCAGAAACACAAAACAAGCACTATCTAAATTGTCATGCAGGTTTTTGGAATGACCAAGATTGGCATGGAGGTGAAGAATCTAAAGAAATTGAATACGGTATGCGAGTTGATTGTAAGTTTACACCAGAGTTTAGAAAAGTACTTGGTATAAATACTTTAGAATTTTATTAACCCCATATATTAAAAAGATACTTTGGAGTTAGTCCTGCATTTGCACCAGCATGCCAGCTTTTTCTATCTGGCCATTGATATACATTTCCTTGTGCTTCATTATATAAACAAGTATCGTCTAAAATAAAAATATGTCCAGGTCTAGGAATATCTATATGACAATGAAATCTTTTAAGATCTCCACTAGCATCTAACGTTTTTTCGTCATCTGTAATATCCCAATGCCACGGTGCAACATCGCCTGGTAATACTTTACTAATCCAACAATTTATATACGATTTCATTCCGACAAAATCCATAAATGTTGTAACTATTTCTTTGGGGAATTGTTCGCCCGGAAAATGCATTTCCCAACTAGCATTACCGCCTTCTGCTTTAAATTTATAACCTGCATCACGCAACGGTGCTGCAACTTCCTGAACACCTTCTACATGATGTCCTACATCGTGTCTTGGACCTATGTACGCAGGTGTAGAATTGTTTACACATTCAATAACTGCATTCCAGTCTATTATGTTATTACAGTTTCCTATAAATTTAACCATTTAAAAAATTCCCAGGCCAGTTTCCTATGTTTTGTTTTATTGTATATTCATATGTATCTTTGATATTTAAAATGCCGTTTTCAAATTGAAATCTATTTTTGTCGTTTATAACATCTCCAATAGCATCTTGTTTTATTTCGTCATCGTGACATAGACAGGCATGTAAATCCATTATACAAATTTTATCGTTTTTTACAAAAAAAGTATGTGGATATATATTAAGTTTATATAATCCTGCATCCTTTAAGTCTTGTAGAATATACTTAATTTGTTCTCTCCAGTCATTTGGTAAATTTTTGTTAAAATGAAATAAATGATTTAGATTAGTATCATACCACTTAAATTTAATTTCTTTTTCTAAAGAGTTAACAGAAGTAATCTCAGGAGCATACCATTTGTGAGATATTAATCCTATGCCTCTTATTTCTTGGTTAAACCAAAACGAATCTTTAAATTTCATTACAAATGTGTCATCGTCATAAAGCCCGTCATATATAGGTGTTGCTTGACATAAGTTGCCATCTATATATTTTTTAAATGGAGTCATAAATTACTCTTGTGTCTAAGTTAAGTTTGTCTACTGCTTTTTCTAATTCAGATATTGAATCTTTTTCTAACATAAAAGAAATTGATTTGTCGTTATTTTGTTTGAAATTTGATAATTTATTATTTTTGTTCCAGTAATTTAACTTTGGACTAATAAATTGATCTACAACATATCTATAATTTTCAGGAGGATTGTTAATAGATAAATTTACTCCTACTGGAGCAGTTAGTGTATTTTTATTCAGTAGTTTTCTAACAACCAATTGATATCTACTAGCATCTCCAAAATTTACTGCACTATGTAGTCTTCCGGCATCCATAATATACCAAATACCTGGCAGTGTTTGGTGCATGTCTTTTTTGTCTAAGTCTACTAGATAGCTTTCACCTTTTTGTAATGCCAAATGCCATCTATCATCAATGTCAGAATGCATAGCATAACACGTTTTAATGTCTAGTTTTATAATTCTAGCTTCGCCTCGATCGCTAGGCAAACTATCAATAATTTCTTCCCAAACAGTATTTTTAAATTCGTCTTTAATTTCCCAAGGATCGTAAAAGAAATCACCAGTAGGTTGATTTAAACTTAATTTAAAATCAATATTGGGTAAGGAGTTACGTGCTTCATCCATTAATTTGTTTGAAACAACAAGTGAAATTCTTTCAATCATAACATATTTATGATATAAAGTAGGGTTATAAATACGTTATGACTGTGCATATTGAACCTTTTTGGAATGATTTCTATAAAAAACTCAACTATACTACTGAACATTTCAAAGATCCTAATCAAGTTGAACATTGGAAAAACAGTGGACACGATTTAGAAAAATTAACAATTGATGTATATCAATTGTCGTATACCAATGAATTTACAGAAACAGTTAAATCTTATTTTCCTAATCTTAAACATATTGGCATTGCAATACATCGATTAGTTCCTGGTAACTATCTTCCAGTACATCAAGACAAATATGGATTTTATTCTAAAAAATATAATGTTACAGATTTAAACAACATAAAACGCTACGTCATATTTTTAGAAGATAGTGTACCAGGGCATATGCTAGTTGTAAACAACGACTGTTTTACAAATTGGAAATCGGGCAACGTTAAATCTTGGCAAGGTGAAACACCTCACAGTGCTATAAATTTAGGTATGCACAATAGATATACTTTACAAGTTACAGGCATTGTTAATGAAATCTGATAGAATAATTTTATTAGAAAATTTCAATGGAACCTCATGTTTAATATTGGAAGACTGTAGTCGTGTGTTATTAGCTGATTACGATAGCGGCGAAGAACATTTCTATTCTCCTAAGATACAAGACTTTAAAAATTATATAGAGTTATTAGGAAATATAAATGTTCCTTATATGATGTTTAACAATACGTTTGAGTCAGTGCAATTCAACACTCTAAAATACGATAGCTCAACAGTTGATTTTTTAAACAAACAAGGTTTGCACATTTTTTTAACTGAAAATCTAATGAAATACGATAGTGATAGAGTATATCATTCAAGAAGGGCAAAACAAAACTTTTTGCAACTTAATAATGATAATGGCATAAACGCAGGAATTTTTAATAATCCACGCTGCGGACAATTAGATAGTATACAAGATTTTGTTAATAACAACAATTTAAATAACGTAACAGTTTATACTTCTGAACACGGTGTTTCAAAAGCATTTTTGAGATATAAAAATTTAAAGTTTGCATGGAAAGATTTATTTTTACAGCAGTACATAAAACAAAATATTGATAAATCTGTTGTACAAAAACAAAAAATAAAATATACGTTTGTTAATTCAAATTGGAGATATGAACCTTATAGACATATCATAGCAGCATATCTTAAAAATTATAACTCTAAAATTAGTTGGAGTTATAAATCTACACAAGAAAACTTTAAAAGAAATATTTGGTTCGAACCTAATAACAAGCTACTGAATGGTTTTAAAAAATTAAATGAAACAGTTCCTTTGTCGTTAGATGTTAATGTTAAAAATCCTACAGTATTAGAAGGCAACATTTTAGATAGATTTAAGTTACCAGAATTTGATAATGTGCCAGATATGCCAAACACAATATATTCTGATGCATTCTGTAGTATTGTAAATGAATCAAGTTTTTTAGATATTACTAGTTACATAAGCGATAAAACTTTATCTGCAATTTTTAACCATATGCCTTTTGTAATTGTTGGACCGCCAAAGTCTCTGCAAACTGCAAAAGATATGGGCTTCAAAACTTTTGGTAATTATTGGGACGAATCCTATGATGATGAATTTGATCATACAAAACGTATGTATAAAATTTTTGATGTTATAGATACTATTGCAGCATATAGCAATGAAGAACTAGCCAGGATCCAGCAAGACATGCAATCGTTGCTGATATATAATAAGCAGCAAATAAAAAATTTAGAGTTATAAATGAGTATAGATTATTCAGTCTTTGACTGGCAAGAGACATATATGATAGACGAAGTCCCTGCAGATGATGTTTGGGAAAATTTTGCTACGGTAAAAAAATTAAACTTAGAATCGCACTATCGTAATCTTAACATGCCAAAAGAATGTTCTAAACATTTTATGGCGTTCTCTCCAACACTAGATGATACATTAACTTCTTACATAGAACCTTTCAAAGATAAAAAACATCATTATAACTTTTTAAAACTTACCCCTGGTTACAATCTTTGGATGCATTATGATAGCTATTCTACTTTTGTGCGTTATAACAACATTACAGAAGTACAATCAGAAAATATCAATAGAACTATTGTAATGCTCACAGACTGGGAACCCGGACAAGTACTACAAATAAAAAATGATACACATACTAAATGGAGTGTAGGAGACACATATTCTTGGAGTGCATACGCTTGGCACGGTGTTGGTAACTTTGGTTTTACAGATTTTGTAGTAATGCAAATTACGTGGTTAGACGAATGAGCTATACTTATGATAAAAAACATTTGCCTTTTGGACACTCTACTGCTGTAAACGATAGCACAGTACTAGATGTTATAAAAACTATAAGTTTAGAAAACTTTGGTGATGTTGATATTAACAGAACTTTTTGTAAAGAATATTTAGAATGGATTAAACGTCATCCTAATACATTTAAAGGACTAGACGAATTCAAATATGCTGTTTATTCGCACGGCACAAGTGAAGCATTTGATAAATTTTATTTAAAAAATTTAAACAGACGGTTTAGAATTTTTAAATCGGAATATTTGTACCATCAGCTTGCATGGCGAAACAGCAATTTAGATTGGGCATATATTGAGGATACTAAACTTGATAAAAACGATGCAGTAATTATAAGTTATCCTTTTGCTGACACAGGAAACAAACATGAACAAATGGATTTTATATTACATAATTGTGATGCATTAGGTATTCCTGTACTAATAGACTGTGCATATTATACAATTAGTTCAGGACTTGAATTTGATTTTACTCATAAGTGTATTACTGATATAACTTTTAGTTTGAGTAAAATGTTTCCTGTTGCACACGCACGAATTGGTATGCGTTTAACACGAAAAGATGATGACGATACATTATTTGTTTATGAAAAAGCAAACTATCAAAATAGACTAGGTGCAATACTAGGTTTAGAATTAATTAAAAATTTTGAACCAGATTATATAGTAAACAAGTATAAAGATACACAAATAAAATTTTGTAATCTTACAAATACTGAACCAAGTTCTACTGTCCTTTTTGGATTAGGTAATGGAATTTGGAACGATTACAATCGTGGAGGTATCACTAACAGACTTAGCTTCCACAATTATTTAGACAAAGGAGTTTTAGATGGCAGTACAATCGAACAATGATTGGGATCCATTAGAAGAGATTTTTGTTGGTACAGCAAAGGGTGCAGTACTACCTACAATGGACCCGAGTGTTCGTAGTTTTTCTTATGCTACTTATAGTGAAGAAGAACTTGTAGGCTTAGAAGGACCACATGACAAACAAATTATGGAAGAGGCAGAAGAAGATTTAGATATCTTGGCCGACACACTAACTAAGTTAGGCATTAAAGTACATCGTCCTACTCCTACTGATCACAGTAAAGAATTTAGTTCACCTGACTGGACTACTACTGGCTGGTATAGCTTTTGCCCAAGAGATTTGTTATTACCGTTAGATAACATGATTATTGAATGTAGCAGTCCTATGAGAGCAAGGCAGTATGAAACTAGAGTGTACTATGATTATTTGTATCAGCAAATGAAAGAAGGCACACAGTGGATTAAAAGTCCTTCACCTATACTAAAGGACGACTTATATCAATTTGACGATTTAAGTGTCCCTACGGTGCGTAACAATGAAATTGTTTGGGAAGCACCTAACGTAGTAAGACTAGGTAGAGACTTGTTGTACCAACACAGTAACACAGGAAGTATACTAGGATACGAATGGTTAAAAACTATTGTAGAACCTAGAGGATATCGTTTGCATCTTGCAGAAGACTTTTATTTCTTTGCACACTTTGACAGTACAGTTATTCCACTACGTCCGGGCTTAGTTATGTTTAATGCAGAACGTTGTAGTCCAGATCATTATCCAAAGATTTTTGAAAAATGGGATAAGATTTTTGTAGGTATGGACGACCTAGTTGCACCCAATTGCAATTTGCCAAATGGTGTAAGCCCTTGCTCACCTTGGATTGGGATGAATCTGCTAAGTATTAATGAAAATTGTGTAGTAATTGACAAGGATCAAGAACCGTTAATGCGTATACTAGAAAAGTATGGTATTGAAAGTGTCCCTTGTCCTGCTAGACAAGCACGTAGTATGAGTGGTGGTTTTCACTGTAATACATTAGATGTTAAACGTAAAGGTAGTTTAGAAAACTACTTTGATTAATAAAAGAGATAATACATGAATCATACTTTAATTTTTAACATTTCAAGTGACGACATTATAAGAGGTTTTGGTTGTTATAGGATTGCACATCACCTTAGAAATCATAACTGGGATGTTGAAGTTATTGATTATACTATTAGTTGGGAACTTGAAGAACTAAAAGAATTAGTTAGATCTAGAGTCAATTCAAATACTAAATTTATAGGTTTTGGACAAGTTTTTACTTTTTGGACACCAAAGCTAGAAGCATTTACTAAATGGATTAAAGACACATATCCGCATCTATACCTTTTAGCAGGTATGCAAGGATTTCCTACTTATGATGCAAACTACATTGATTATTATATAGTAGGACATGCTGAAAATGCTATACTAAAATTGTTAGACTATTTGTTTAACAACGGATTGCCTTTAATAAAAACAGAGTTTCCCTGGACAGATAAAAAAGTTATACTAGCTAACAGTACAGATAGTCCTCATCATGCAGGCTATATGACAGATTTAGAAGTACAGTATCAAGATAGAGATTTTATACAAGAAGGCGAATGGCTTACTATGGAATTTTCTAGAGGGTGTAAATTTAAATGTTCATTTTGTGACTTTCCTTATTTAAAAGCTAAAGGAAACTATATTGCTGCAAAGGAAGACTTTGTAACTCAAATGAAAGAAAATTATGACAGATTTGGTGTAAAAAATTATATTGTTGCAGATAGTACATTTAACGAAACAACAGAGAAAATAAGGACGTATGCAGAAGGTGTACAAGAGCTAAACTTTGATCCCTTTTTTGCCGGGTTTATTCGAGGAGACTTGCTTATAAGCAGACCTCAAGATAAAGAACTTTTACTACAAATGGGATTTCTAGGTCATGCATATGGGATTGAAACTCTTAACCGCGAAAGCGGAAAAACAATCGGAAAAGGAATGGACCCTGAAAAAGTTAAGCAAGGATTTTATGATATCTATAATTATTTTAATAATAATGGTCGTGAGTTATATGCAGCAACTCTTTCTTTTATAGTTGGTCTTCCTTATGAAACAAAAGAAACTATAGCATCAACTATAAAATGGATTAATGCATTGCCTCCTGAAATTTATGTATCTATACACCCGTTAATAATTAATAGACATAGTTATGGAAATACTTCTGAGTTTACGTTAAATTGGGAAAAGTATGGATATAGAGAACGCCAAGTAGAAAACGGATCAGCTTATCAAGAATCTATTGATAGAGATCCGTCTAGAAATGCTGTGAATTGGGAAAATGACTATATGACAATGGACGAAGCTTTAGACATTGCAAAGTCTGTACGTCTTGAAGATAAGCCCTTAATGACAGATATATGGATGCTTGCTACTAATGCGATGCATGGCAAAGAAGTTGAAGAAAGACTAACTACACCAGTTGCAATTTTTGACGGACCTGAAGGTAGAGTTAATACAGATGCATTTATAAGAAAATATATTGATAATAAACTTAATTGGAAACCCTAGTGAATAAAATAGCAATATTTGGTGACAGCTTTGCAGCAAATCCGCATTTAGAGTGGCACATTACTGCTGAAGGATTTATAAGAGAAGTTTATAAAGTTTGTAAACGTAAGTATTCTAAAGAAGATTCCTCTATGGTTTTATCTAAGTGGGGAGAAAAATATATAGGCTGGCATAGACATTTAGATGCAGATGTTTATGGACAAAGTGGTAGTGACTTATATTATAGTTATAATCAATTTATTAATAATCATAAAAAATATGAAAAGTGTATCTTTACTATAACAAGCCCGTTTCGTTATAGTACAAACTTTAATGGTTGGGTACATTGTGCTTCTTATGAAGATGCTGTAGAAAAGATAGAATTTGCAAAAGATTATTCTGATAAACAATACTTTAAATCTTTAACTAATTTTTTTAAAGACGTTTATCATAAAGACGAAGAACGAGAAAATCTTTTAAAACAAGCAATAATTGATAGTATTAAGTTAGCTAGACCGGATACAATTTTTGTAAATGCATATCCAGATTTAAAACATGTATATGATTTAGAGTTAGAATCTTGGAATACAACACAAAAACAAAGCCAAGATTATAAAAAATATATTGATTTAAGACACTGTCATATGACAAATGAAAACAATAAAATTCTAGCAGATTTTATAGAAAGTAATATTAACAAATCTGGGTATTTAGATCTGTCTAACGTTGTGTGGAATAATACAACACTAAAGTCTAATTACTTAGTTAAGACGAATAACCTTATTGATTGGTTGTTGTCCTAATAAATTCTTCCATACATTTATAGTATAATCTAAACCGTCACTTAAACTTACTTTAGGTTCCCATCCAGTGATACTAGTTATTAACCTATGGTTACTGTTTAGCCAATAAATTTCACCAGGTCTTATTGGTTTGGTATCCCAAACAACTTCACCTGTCCAACCAATTTTATTGGCAATCATATCAACATAATCTTTAATCTTAATAGGATTGTCAGGACCGATCGTAAAAATATAACCATTGTTTACTTTGCTAGGGTTGTTAATAACTGTACACCAAGCATCTAATAAATCGTCAATAAAGATAAAGTTACGATATGGTTCTGCATATCCTAGTTCAATACGATTAGGATTTTTAATCATTTGTGTAATAATTTGTTCTGTTACAAAGAAGTCGTTGTCCTTGCGTCCGTAACTATTAGTTTGACGTATTGCAGTAAACGGTAATCCTAAACTTCTATGTGCATATTCTAGATACTTTTCACAACCGTACTTTGCAACAGCATACGGAGCATTTGGATTAGGGGTAGTATTTTCGTCAAATGCTATAAACTTTTTAGGTGTAATGTTGTCACGTACTTCGTCACTTATAGGTTGCCATCCGTATACTTCCATAGTGCTGGCAAATACAAAGTTTTTTAAATTCTTAACTTTGCTTGCAGCTTCGATAAGATTCACAGTGCCTACATAGTTAATTTGACTAAATGTAATTTGTTCGTAAAAACTATTTTCAACTTCTGTACGAGCTGCTAAGTGAACAATGATGTCTGGTTTAATAGCATCAACTTCTTGTTGAACACTGTCAAAATCTAATAGATCGCTCTTTAAGTGATATAATGTGTGATCGTTTTCTAAACGTGGAGTTAAGTGTTGACCAATAAATCCTGATGATCCTGTTAATAATACCTTCATAAAAAATCCCCTGACATATTATATATCAGAGGATTACTAATATAATTATGTATTTGGATTAATAGAAATCGTTCCAAGTAGTACCATCGTATCCTTGATGTTTATTTGTTGATGTGATATACACCATCATTCCTGCTTCAGGAGATGGAATTGCTGCATCTCTAGCCGCAGCATCTGCATATGGTGTTACTTTAAGTGTAGGAACTGTAACAGTACCTCTAGAGTCAGCTCCTATAGCTATAAAATAGTTTCCATCATAGTCGTGTAAATAAACAGACATTTTACCTGGTAACTGATTGGTTCCAGTAACAGTATCTATAGATACGTTAATAGCACCTTGTGTTACTGTGGAAGTTCCGTCATATCCTGCAAATGCTAGTGTACCAACAGGATCTCCTGCTTGTACAACCGCAGGGGATGTCTCAGTTCCTCTAAATGCTTCTAGAGTGTACAATGTTCCGTCAGTAGTGTTTTCTACACCATAAAACTGTTGTGCTAAAATTTCTGTTTTGATAGTAATATTATCATCAATTACTGCTGAAATAGTATTGTTTTCAAATACTAATGAACCGTTTGACAAAGTACCATTTATACCATCTACTAGTAAAGTAGAATCGTCTGCAAACACACTACCTTTAATATCTGCTGTAAGATTTGTAAGTCCTACTTCTGCACTACTTTGTGGTATCCAGTTAGCACCGTCATATACTAAAAAGTCTCCTAGTACGGCTGGTCCAGATACAACATCAGTTAAACTGTCTAAAGTAACATTACTTGCAGTTGCAGTCCAATTTAATCCATCCCAAGATAATACATCATTAAGGTTTGGATTTGCTGCTACTACGTTTGTTAAGTCGTCTAATTCGCTTGTAACTTGTTGAGTAATTCCAGGTTCCCAGTTACCTGACAACGCATTATATTGTAATACTTGTTGATCTTGTACTCCGGTTGTATCAACATCAGTTGCATCTGCAAGTGCAAAAGGTGTGCCTGCGCCGCCTGTTACTAGATTGCCGCCGACAGTACCTCCGTCACCAATCCAAAGTAGTTTGGTATCTGTTGTATAGATTAATTCACCTTCTAATGGTGTTATTAGTTGACGTTCTGCGTCTGTTCCTCGTCTTAGACGTAATGCCATGTTTATACTCCTGGAATATCTTATTATATGTATTTATACAAATTTCTAAGATTACCTAATTCTATCTTCTCTTTTTCATGAACTTTTGAGTTCTAGCTTTGACATCTTTAACTACTTTTGAGGTATTTAAACGAAAATCGACATGTGATATTGATTCGTCGTATTCTGCAAAAAATGCTTCTAACGAATCTTCTATTTCAGTTAATTGATCACTGCCTGAAACTTCCTGACTGTCCATATCAATTTCCCATATATTTCCATCGTGAAAATGAACATGGACGCTATGAATATATTCGAGTGGTACTGCTTTAATTTCAACGTCTTTGAATATTTCGGGCCAATGATCAACAACTTCGGGTGGAAGTTTAGATGCTTCAGACACTTTCTGTTGATTTCTCTGATTTGGCTCTCTTTTTAGTAGGCACTAGCTCTTCTGCCTGCTCACGAAGTCGTTTTGCTTCTTTAAATAATGAATCTGCTTGTGATCTATATTGTGCAGCTAAATCTTCATCAGATAATACACCGTCACTAGGTGCAGCAGTTTCTGCTACAGGACTATCTTCTTTTTTTACTGTTGCAACAGTGCCGCCTTCTGGTTGAATAGCCAAATCTTCGATACTAACCCCTTTTTGTTCTGCAATAACTTTATTAAGTTCTGCAAGATTAATAGTAGTGTTTGAATTTGGAATCATTTCAATATCAGATTGTTTTACTTTAACCATCTTTCCAGTTGTATGGAATCTAGAAAGCATATTACTTCCATCTGATAATCTAGTTCTAGCCATAACTAGTGCAAATTCATCTGCATCTTGTCCAGCTGGAGATTCTACGGTTTTCATTAGTGTATCGTGATCCGCAGCTTCTAAATTTTCTGTAGTAATTACAATAGCACTGTCTGCTTCTCCTGGGACAACTCTATATGCTACTACAACCTTTCTTTTGTTTCTGACCATACGGCCTACATGTTTCAACATATTATGCTCCTTGTGCAGGTTGTTGTTGAGTAACTGCGGCTAAAAATACTTCTAGTTTATTGTAAGTTTGTCCAACAGCCATCATTTCATTTGGTTTAAATGCACCACGCTGACTAGCAACATCGATAATACTCTTAAGAGCTTGTAGATCTTGAACTGTTAAATCAGGACTTTGTTGCTCTTGAGCAGATGCTGTAGTAGTTTCTTTTACTTCTGCTTCTGGTGCTGCGTTTTTATCATCGCTCATATTTGTTTTCTCCTATAGTAATATATATGCGCACTTTATTTATGTGTACTTCAAATGTGGACAAGCTAACATGAAATAACTCATATCTTTCTTTTCTTCAAATCCAACTGTAAGTACACTAGATAACGAATTATTTTTATCTAAAGATACGTTTTTACCTATAAAATATCTGTTCTTTAGATTTCGATCAATCCATTTATCTAGACTACCTTCAAGATTGTATTTTATAGGAACATTAACGTATTCAAAATGCGGCAGTGGATGATTTACTCTCCTAGCCTTGAATACGTTAAGTGGATTTGGTTCTTTGTTTAGTATCATGCAGCTTCTTCGTAATGGGCTGTAACACCAAATGGCGCTTGTAACCCTTTATCACGGTTGCTGTGAATAATAAACACTGTATCACAGTAGTCTGGGTCACCCCAGCTATCCCAAGCATAACCGTCTGTAAACATAATAAACTTTTTAGGCGTAATGTCATTTTCTTTCATGTATTCCCAATTTACCATGAAGTCAGTGCCACCACCGCCCATAATTTCGTAGTCTAATAAATCACGTCCATCGTCTGCACTAAAATCATCTTCGTTGTAAACAGCAGTATCAAAGCACCACAATTTAATTTTGTAGTCTTTGTATTCTTCCATAATACCTTTAACTTCACTTAAGAAGTCGCGACCTTGTGCATCGCCAATTGAACCTGACATATCTAAACAAATACAAAGATCAATAGTTTCTGCAAAATTCATACCAGGAAGTATAGCACCGCTTTGCCAACCTTTACGTGATGGACGAGCAAATGTATAATCGTCTTTAATTGTAGATTGAATTTGCTGGCGTAAAATCTGACGCCAATTCATTTTAGGTTCTGTAAGTTCTTTAATCATGCGCTGTACACCTGCAGGAACATTTCCTGCACCTGCACTTTGCGCAGAATTAATCATAGATTCTTTAATTTCGTCTTTAATCTTTTTAACTTCTTCTTTAGAATATTTAGGTTTCTTTTTACTTACAGCATTACCTTTTGAATCTTTTTCTTCGCCTGCATCACCGTCAGCTTCGCCTTCTCCTGATTCTGGATCTAAGTGTTCGTCTAACAATTCACCTAGTTGTTCTAAATATTCTTTGCCACGCTCTTCTGCTTCTTTAAACAGTTCTTCGTAAATTTCTTCTGATGAATATTCTTCATATTTAAAGTCTTGGAAACAATCTACAATCTTTGGCTTTTCACCAATGCGATCTCTTACAAGCAGGTTGTTTACTTTATAGTCAGCGGCAATATTGTATAGCATAGGAATACGATCACCTCTACGTTCTAAATGATCGTAAACACAGTGTAAAATTTCGTGTGCAATAACAAACTCGATTTCTTTGTTTGACATTGCATTAAAGAATTGTGTGTTATAGTATAAATTACGTCCGTCTACTGCGGCTGTAGGCAACCAATCATCTGCTGCTAAAATGCGCAAACGTGTAGCCATGTTACCAAAGAAAGGATGACGAAGTAGTAAGCCTACTCGTGCAATAATAATGCGGTCGTAAACTTCTTCTCGCATTACCTCAAGTGCTTCGGGGGTTATATCTGGATCAGGTTGCCAGTTTTTAAGTTTACTAGCAGTATCTTTTGCGTTTGCTAAAACAGCCATCAGTGCCTCTCATTTCCTAACTTTATGTATATATTATAGCAATATTTACTCAGTT